ATGCTGCAGACGGAACAGATTCTGAACCTGCTGATCATCGGGTCATTCCTGTTTCTGCTGCCTGGCTTCTGGAAGCTGGGTAGCCTAATCGTGCGCTGGCTGATGGCCCGCTACGTCCGCACAGGAACGATTGTCATCCGAGTCAAGGGTGCTGATGGGCAGGTGCGTGAGACCACCGTCACGGCGACGGACTCACTCATTGAGAAGCTGATGGCGATTGATGATCGACGTGCTGCAGAGGGAAGTCATGGCTGAGAAAGGGAAGTCGGCTGCTCAGATCGGTACGATGGCGTTTTGGTATGGTGGTTTGGGCACCTTCAGTAATGCCTGCATCGCGAAGCTGGTGGACGGTGAGTGGCAGGGCATTTGGTTCTCAGCAAGCAGCGTGGTTGTGGCACTGGTTGCAAGTGGGATCGTATGGCTGTTCTCCCGGTATGGCCACTCGCTGGAGTACGTCAAGTATGACGCCATGCCTGGGCGGGAGATCGCGCACATCACTAAGGCGATGAGCCACAATGGCATCTCCGATGAGGCCAGAAAGCGCTGGCAGAACCAACTGGAGGTGGCCCTTGAAAAGCGTGCGAGCGCCGAGCGGGACATTGCGAATGGAACGGTGGATCTGAATAAGTTGGGCGGTTGACCCAGAAAAGCCCCGGCCATGAGCTGGGGCTTTTCTGGGAACAGGGCTGAGGTGGCGCAGTGGATTCCTGCTCCCGTTCGGGGTTGAATGCCACCGCCCCCGTGGGTGTCCAATTTCGTGTCGCACCTGACCAGCGCTCCGGCATTCGGTTACGGGCCTCTTGGTACAGCCCATAACGGCGAGCCAGCACAGCATGATTCTCGCCCCGGTGACGCTCTGCTGGTGTCACGAAGCCGATGCGGCTGTGCCGGTGCTCGTGGTTGTACCAGCGGATGAAGTCCCTGACCCTCGGACGGCTGTGCGAGGGTGTGACGCCCAGGTCGTACATCTTCTGCAGCATGGTCGCCGACTGCAGCGGCGCACCATTGTCCGAGTTCAGTACCGACGGCCTGAGCAGGCACTGCTCGCTGAGCACGCTGCGCAGCAGCTGGGCGCCCAGCTCGCCGCTTTCCTGTTCATGGACCTCCCTGCCCACGGCCTTGCGGCTGTAGATGCCCTCAATCAGGTACAGGTAGAAATACTGGCCGCGTACCGCCGTCGGCAGATAGATGACACCCCACGACCAGACCTGGTAGCGGTGCGAGCCAGTGGTGGGTGCCTTCACCGTGCGCGATGGCTGGCTGCGAGCACGGCGACGCTTCTGATCGGCCGCATGCAGGGCACGATAGAACGTCGACTCCAAAGCCAAGTCACGCCCGGCCTCAGCCACCCTCGCATGCAAAAGCACTAGCAATAGTTCACCCTTCCTCAAGCGATAGTTCACCTATCCGGTTTCGCCTGGAGAAAACCATGACACTCTCTGAAATACGGGAGCGAGCCATAGCGCCCGCTCTCGCGCTGCTGCCTGCGCGGATGTCGAGCCGAGAGGCCGAGATCATGTTGCTGGCTATCGGGCTGCAGGAATCGCTTTTTGTCCACCGCCGCCAGATGGGCAACGGCCCGGCCCGGTCATTCTGGCAGGGTGAGCTAGGCGGCGGGATGGTGGCTGGCGTTCGCACGCATGAGGCCACCAAAGCCCATGCCGCTGCGCTGTACCGTGCGCGTGGCGTTGCGCCGGACAACCGATCTATCTGGACTGCCATCGAGCATGACGACGTGCTCGCAGCTGGCCTGGCTCGCCTGCTGCTGTGGAGCGACCCAGGCCGCCTGCCGAGCGAGGATGATGTGGAAGGCGGCTGGAAGCTGTACCTCAAGACGTGGCGCCCTGGCGCATACGATCGCGGCACCGCTGAGCAGCGCGCAGAGCTCCGCGCCAAGTGGGGACGGAACTTCGCCGCGGCGGTGCGCGAGGTGATGCGATGACCGCCTGGCTGAAGTTCGTCCCCGGCTGGGTCTGGCTGCTTGCCCTGGCTGTTGTAGCCGCTGGGCAGCAGATCCGGGTGCTATCGGCGCAGTCTGTAGCCTCGAAGGCACAGGCCGACCTTGCCACCTACCGCACCGAAGTCAGCGAGCGCGACCGCCGCGCTGCGCTTTACGTCATGCAGGAAAACCAGCGGCGCCAGGCCGCAACGGAGAAAGCAGATGCAGAGGCGCAGGAACAACTGGCTGTCGCGCGTAGCGATACTGAGCGCGCTGGCAGTGCTCTTGAGCGGCTGCAGCAGCGCCTCGCCGCAGCTGAGCAGCGCAGTCGTGACGCCGGCAATGCCATCACTGCCCAGCTCGGCCAGGCAGCCGAAGGCACCGCCCGAGTGCGAGCCGACGTGTTCGGCCGGATTGGAGAGGCTGCTCAACTCTATGCTGGAGTCGCAGACGAGCGAGGAATAGCTGGGTCGGCTTGTGAGAAAGCGTATGACTCAGTAAGCCGCTAGCGCCTTGCGAATCCCCTCGCTCACATTCCCGCCGCCTAGCTCCGCCGCCCGGGTCAAGCTGGCCTCATCCAGATAGACGTTGACCCGTTTCCCGCCGTCGAGCTTTTTCGCGGCCGGATCTATCGCAGCGCGCACTTTGCGTTGGTCGAGTGTGCGGATCGACCCGGCATTGGCTTGTGCGTAGTTGCCAGTGGTCAGATTGCGCACTAGGGCACCGGTATCGCCTTCGCCGCGGGTCACGGTCCCGACCATCTCCCAGCCTGGTAGGTCGGCTGCCTGGTAGAGCATTGGCTTGCCTGGCTGCTCGATGGTGATGCGGCTGCGGTTGTCGTGGCTCATTGCTCAACTCTCGAAGGTGATGGTTTCGGTGCGGTAGGAGTCATCGGCGATCTGCGCGACTGTATATCCCTCGTCGGCATCGTCGCAGGCCAGCTCGGCCAGCGTGACGTCTTCGCTGTACTCGATTTCTTCGATTACCGGAGTCAGGCCAAGCTCGACGGCGGCGCGGATGCGATGGCAGCCTTCAAGGGCGGCCCAGTGGCCAAAGCACTCCATCCATACAGCTTTGATAACCGGAGCGCCAAGGAAGGTCATTTCGGCCTTTACGGCGTCCAGCTTGTCGGCATCGAAATGGTCGTGGGCGAGGGCGATGATCATGTTTTTCCCCACCCCTGATTCCGCGAGGTGCCGGTCTGGGCTTTTTGCCCTTCGATTGTTTGAATATACACACACCTTATAGCGGGCGCAATATTATTTGTGCGTATCTTTTATTGGATGATCAGGGGAGGAGTTGTGTTGCCCGGACGGGCTGAGATAGGGGAAATTCCTTCCCCAAAACGCAAACGTAAGTGTTTGATTCTGTTGGCGCGGGAGATTGCGCAAAAGAGCGGATTTCTGAGCGTTAAAACGGGCCGAAAGCCGCGCGGCACTAGGCGTTGAGCCTGATTCGTGCGGCGTCCCAGGCTTTGATACCATAGAGGCGTAAGTGCCTGATTTTACAGGGTGCTTTCATTCCCTCCAATTCCTCGCCAAAACCTCGCCAAAACTAAGTCGCGGATTATGCCACGTCGATCCACTCGGCGCCCCGGCTGTCGCGGTACAGCGCGGTCATCGCTGCCGACTTGTGGCCGAGCAGTAATTGCGGATCTCGGCCTTCCGCGGCGTGCAATCTGGCAGCCAGTGAGCGCATCTCGTGGAATGTCGGCGGGCTCGCTCCGAACTCTATGCCGGTGCGGTCCCGCGCTGCTGCAAATGCGCTGGTCAATGTGTCCAGCATGATTGGCATTCCCGGCGTCGCGCGACTCACGGTGCGGCTGTGATGCACGAGATGCTTTGACACTACCGCATCCCGGCAGGCTTTAACCACCTCGCCAAGCTCGAGCCCGAGCGATTCCAGGCGTAGCTTCGTGCTAATCCGCAGCCTGGCGCCGGTCTTCGCCTGGATCACATGCAGATGGTCGTCTTGCACGTCCTTGAACAGCATTGCCGCGATATCGTCTCGCCGCTGGCCGGTCAACACTGCAAGTTCCATTGCGCGCTTGAGCCAGGGCTGCTTGGCCTCGGCGTAGATAGCCTTCCATTGCTCCAGGGTCAGCCGTTCGCGCTTGACCTTCACCTTCGCGGCCCGCGTCACTTCGACCGGGTTGTCCTTCCGCCATCCAGCCGCTATAGCCTCGCGCATCAGGTCGCTCAGCAGTGACCGCATGGCCTTAGCCATCTGCGCCTTGCCTTCATCCGTGAAAGTCTTCAGGTAGGCGGCAATCTCAAACGTCCCGATGCTTTCCGTGTCAAGGTGCCCAAGCGCCTCGCTCAACCGATTGAGCCTCATGCGCACCGTTTCCTTGCTGCGGTCCGATACATCTCGCTCGGCGTAGAGTTTGCGGTACTCGTCGATCCATTCCGAGAACCTGCGGGCCGGCGCGACTGCAATACGCTCAACCAGGGCCGGCTGCATCTTCGCGCCTGCATGATTGGCGTGCACAGCCTCCCGCACGGCCTGCGCCTTGTCTGAGCCAAGCCCGTACCACTTTCCTGACAGCGGGTCACGGTAGCTGTAATAGGTGGCGCCGTTCCTGCTATCCGTCTTGCGGTACAGGTTCGGCGGCAGGTCTTTCGAACCGGTCTTACGCGGCCTTGGCGCCATGTCGATCCCTCGCGATGCGCCCGGCAAGCGTGCCTGGCTCGATGTACTGTGCGTCTGGCTCAACATAATAGCTGCGCCCGTGCTTGACCGGGGCGGGGAAAATCTTCGCCTCCCGCGCCCACCGCCGCAGCGTGTTGAGCGTCGGCACCGGATCGAAGTTCGCTTCCGCCCATTTCTCAAGGCTTAGTTTCATCCCTCACCCCTCCAATTCCCGGCAGCCGCAGTAACTGCAACGCTTGCCGAGGATATTCTTCACGCACACGTTCGTGCGCTCGCCTTCTTCCTCTATCCAAACTTCCATGCGGATTCGCTGCATGTCTGACTTGGCGAGGATTTCAAACTGGCGTTTCTGCTCCTGCTCCGGCAGGCGCTTGAATGATTGCCACAGGCTCATGCTCACCCCTTCACCGTTACGCCGGCTGCTTCGAACAGGCGTTTCGCGTCATCTCGCCATATGGCCAAGTCACCGCAGTCGTTCGGGCTGAAGCAGTCGCCCGGCTCAATGGTCACGATCAACTCCCGCCGCGACGCCAGCCACACATTCCGCATCTGGTCCTTCACGTCCTCGAAGCATTCGCGCCAGAGCTGCTGCTGCCACCACGCCTCGAACTCCGCTATCGCCTTGTCTGTGTGCATGTCTATCTCCTGCTGCGTGTGGGGTTAGGCGTCATTCATGGATCCAGTGACCTTCAGCAGCCAGCCGCCGAACGCCGTCTTGTTGTCCCAGCCTATGTGGCCTTTGGCGACGTACCGATATGGCGCCAATAGCAGCGTGAGCGGTATCGCCCAAAGCATGTTCAGACGCTGCGCGACTGTCCTGTCTTCGCTGCGCCATTCGCGGATTACGAAATCTGCCTCTATGCAGTAGTCGGGGTGCTCACCAAACAAGTAGTCCAGCACCTGCTTTCCGCTCGCATCCTTGCCAACAGCATTTTCAATCTTGGAGCGGTAGACGTGCTTTGTGTCTCGAATCAGAACCATACGAATACCTCCCCGCCGACTCTCGCCGGCAGGCTGTGTGTTTGGGTGGGGTTAGGGGTGACTACCTGACTTGGGTTCAGGTGGTCTTAGCTTCGCGCTCAAGATAAACCGCCAGCCACTTGAGCTTGCACGGACGACACACAATGCCGCTTGTGCAGCCGTATGGCTGGTCGAATACCAAGACGCCGCGGATATGCGCAGGCCCAACGTCGCGGTCGCCGCTGTTTACCTGAACGCGGACTTCGCCGTCTTCCGGCACGCACTCCGATCCGCAAACATCACAGCAGCAGATAGTGATGGTTTTCGTTGTGATGCCCATATCACGCCTCCTTCGCAGCCATGGCGGCTTCTCGATACACGTCAACCCGCTCTGCAACCTTCTCGGCATAGCCGCCGTGGCAGTTCACGATAGAAACGAGCGTCTCGGCTTCATGCACTCCAGAGGAAGCCCACCGATACCGCTCCGCATCCTTCCGCAGCCCCTCGACCTCGGCGCGGAGCTGGTCGATCTCGTCAATGACCGTCTTTACACGTAGTGGTATGTCGGCATATCCGTATCGGGTCAGCTCCGGCTCAGGCCCGCGCAGCGCGATAGCCGTCTGGCTTAGCAGTCCCGACAGCTTATCGCGCAGGGCGTCAAGCTCCGTCACTTCCTCCCGCAGCCTATCCCGCTCGGCGGTCACGGCGGACAGGGCGGCGAGGTGGTGACGCTCTCTCTCCAGGAAGATGCTGTATGCCTCTTGGCTGACCTTCACGGAACGATCATCGAACCCGAAGACCACCCCTTCAGCCTCTGCGGGCTTGTCGAGGATGGCCTCCAGTTCTTTGAGTAGCGATGCTGCATACGCATCCTTGGCAGCGTCGCAGCAGTTTTCCAGCAGCTCCCTATCAACCAATACCTTGCTCATCTCACGGCCTCCAGCGCCTTGGCGGGGTATATCTGCACGCTGCCGGCGTGGGCCTCGCTCTCTACGGCGTAGCCTTCCGGGGTCAGGGGTGTGGAGTAGGTGCCGCAGATACGGCCCTGCCATTCGCTGCCGGAGGTCTTGCGCACGCGGTCGCCCATGCGGAACTTGCCTTGCGGGGCGGTCTGCGCGGGGCGGGTGGCGTAGAGCAAGTCACTAATGAATCCATAAATCACGCGATCGCAAAGCGACCCATTAGAATTAAGCTCTACTGCGGAACCCTTTTCATGGCGCAGCAATATACTTTCTCCGTCTTTCGTTACGCTCCAATCTTCGGGAATTCCGGCAAAACCGCGCGCGGACAGCCCAGCCTTGTATGCCGCTTCCAAGTCGGATGAATGCTTATCTAGCTCTTTGCGAAGCTCATTGTTTTGGATGCACAGCCGACCGATTTTAGATTTGAGCTTCGCGTTCTGAATGCCAAGACTTTTACGGCTGCCTTTTGTGGCGGATACAGAAAGAGTGTGCTCTTCGTAACTGCGCGAGTCCGGATCGTAGACCACCACAACCTCTTCCACCTCGGCCTTCGCAGCCCCCAGCTCAGCGCCGATTCGCCCGGCTACCTTCAGTGTGTCGTTCATTGCTCATGCTCCTTGATTGTGGCCAGCGGCAGCCCGCTCATTGCCAGTGGCTCGTCGTAGCAGACGCCCATCATCTCGGGCCATTTGCGAGGCTCGCCGGGCTGGATGACGCCCTGTCGTGTGCGCGATCCCATGAAAGGCGATGCCGGATGACCTGATACAAGTCCCACGCAATGCCATCCTCTCGGCGCTTTGTGGTCTCCGGCATCAGCTGGTTCGCCAAGCGCTGTATCTCGTGCCGCGTGGCGTGGACCCGCTCCCAGTCGCGCCGGTCGTAGAAGCCCGGCAGCCGCTCAATGGCGTGGTCGATCTGGCCGATCTTGATCCTCGCCAGTAGCTCGCAGGCCTCTTGCAGCTCTGCGGCCTGGCGCTCGGTTACGGTGATGGTGTAGGTGCGATCAGTCACGGGGCGATCCTCCGAAGAGGCTCACGCGGAGCAATGCGGGGCTCGACGTCAATGAAGCCCGAGCCTCGGAAGTCACCATCGGTAGCGCGGGCCATGTCCACCTCAAGGCGCGCCGTGGCGTTCACTTCGGCCGCGACCTGGGCGACAGCCTTTGCTTGTTCAATCGAGTAGGTGCCGGCCAGCACGCCCTCCATCGTCTTGCCGAGGATGGCGCGCAGATCACTGAGGTTGTTCATTGTGCTGCTCCAGTTTGTTGAGCTTCCGCTTGAACCAGCCGAGCGTTATGGCGGCCTGGCGATATTCGGGCGGATAGCGGTCGATTGAGTTGCGGCGCATGTTCTCCGCGCGGGTGACCAGCTCGAGGTTGTCGATTGAGATGTTGGCGGGGGTGCGATCCTTGAAGACGAGGAAGTGACCTGTCGGCACGGCGCCGTGGTGTTCCTCCCAGAGCATCACGTGGACGGGGCGCCAGTCGTTGCGCTTGTTGCCGGTGTCAGCCACCTTGCGGTAGAGGATGCCGCCCTTGTCGGTGCGCTCCGCTCCGATGGGGCGCCAGGTGTTCGATGGTCGGTGACCCAGCTTGAATTGCGTGTCCTTGGCCCGTCCTCCTGCCTGCCATCCTTTGCGACCAGAGTTCCATGTCTGGTGGCCTGGCTTGAATCGTCCAGCGCCGCTGATCTCGATGTACTCTGCGGGTCGACGCAGCCCGAGCTTCTGCACGCGGTTGTGAATTGAGCTTGTGCCGCGCCCCATCAGAGCTGCTATCTCAGTGATTGGCTTAGTGGCATACAGTTCGGCAAGCGTTGCGTCCTCTGCCGGCGTCCAGTGCCGGTATTCCGTGCGCCTCCTGCCGGCCAGTGGGCTTGCGCAAGTCATCTCTCCTCCTAGGCGACGTGCCGCCAGCTGCGGTAGTCGCGTACCTTGTCGATGGTTCGCTGGTGGACGCCGAGCTGTTCTGCCCACTGGCGCGCAGTGAGGCCGCGGCGGTTGATGCGTATTGCTCGCACAAGGTCTGCGTTCAGCCTGGCGTGCGGTAAGCGCTCACCACGCGGCGCGAACTCATGAGCGCGGCCTAGGTATTCGTCTCGTGTCATGCTGCCTTCCTGCGAGCCTGCGCCCGCGCTACGGCCTTCGCGTAGAGGCACGGCCGGCAGTAGCACTGCCAGACGCCAGTCGTCTTGATGAACTGAAAGTGCTCATCGTCCAGCGGCTTCCACTCGTCGCAGCAGCCGCAGAGCTTTTCGCTGATGCCGTTGATCTCGCGCCGGACAAGCCGGCCTTTCAATGTCCTGCTCATGCCGCCACCGATCGCGCCTTTCTGGTCGCCACGGCCTTGGCTCGCGCCGCTTGCTTCTTCTCCGGGCAGGTGATGCGGTAGGGGATCAGCTTTTCCTCTACGCGGATCGGCTGGGTTTCCACTGGTCCCTTGGCAGCTTCAAACGCTGCCATCTTCTGCGCGATTTCCAGGCGCGCAGCCTCGTGCGCGGCCGGCGTGTGCACGCGGTCGTACTTGAATTCTTGCATTGGGATGTACCGGGGAGGAGGGCGCGCTGGGCGCCCGGGGTGGATCAGGCTGCTTGCTGCTCAACCGCTTTAAAGATGTGCTTCGTGACGGTGACGACTTCGGCTTCGTGGTTCAGGTCGAACGCATTTGATACCCAGTCGTAGGTTTCCGGCTCGCTGTACTTTCCGCCACCATGAAGATGCCACCAGCCCACCCAAGATCCATCAGGCAGCTCGGCTGCGTGCGCATCGATCTCGTAGTTGCGCGAGTAGGGCGTCTCAATGCCTTCAGCTTCTATACCCCAGCGGCGCTCGTTTCGAGCATCTTGGAATGTGCCGTCGTCGTTGGCCGCTTCCAGATCGTAAAGCCCATCGATCGCTTCAGCGCTGGCGATCTCGGGCATGGCTGTTCTGCGCAACTGGTTGAGCTTGACGAGCACCAGATAGCGGCACTTCTGAGCGGCTGTGAGTTTTGAAAAATCAAGCATGGCTCTGTCCTCAGATCAGCAGCGAGCGGGCGCCGCGGTAGGGGTCGGCGAATGGCACATCGTCATCATAGGCTGGAGGCGCCGCCTGCTGGCTCTGCTGCGGCTGTTGGCGCTGCTGCGGCTGCCCTTGCTGCTGATCGTCGCGCGGCTCAAAAAGGGCAAGCCAGATTGAGCCGTCTTCGTCGACCTTGCAGCCGGCCGGATTGAAGAAGGCGTCCATCTTCATGCGGAAGCCCTTGTCGGTCTGGATGACCGCGCCGACCTTACGACTGATGTACTTGGTCTCGCCGTTCTTCTCGTACTTTCCGACCGTGGCTACCACGTCGTATTTGTGTTTTGCCATTATTGCTGCTCTCCGCTTGCGTCATTGACCACTTCAAAATCTCCATCGAATACGTACTCGTTACCCTGCGGCAGCCCAGCCTCTGCGGCCTCGTCCAGGGTGACGGCGCGCTGAATCTCGACCGACACTGGCAGGTACTTGAAGAGGCGGCGGATAACCGTCTTCTTCGCCATTTCCTCCCAGTGGCTGACCCATGGGCCAGACTTTCCGGCCTTGCTTTGCGCGCGGACTGCCTCGACTTGGGCTTTGCTCATAACCTCGAACTGGACGCCGCCGCCCTGCAGTCGCGCAACCGCATAGACGTGGGTGATCTCGCCAGCCGGCTCGCCTTCGAAAGGCTTGTGAGTCAGGTCTTCGTGCAGGCCAAGCTGATAGTCGAAATCGTCGTTTTCCCGAACCGATCGCGCTGACAAGCTGATGATCTGCCCAGAGCGCCGGGCAAGATCGATCATTCCGCGATAGCCGATGATCAACTGCACCTGTTTCCCGTATGGCAGCAGGTATGCATGTCCGAGAGAGTTGCCAGGCTCCAGACCCAGCTGCGCGCACTGGATGACCGATCCGAGGAAGCTCTGCTGGTCGCACTGGACTAGAGCAGGCGTCTTCCGAATCTCTGTGGTGATGATCCGCACCATGCGCTCAGCGGTCATGTGCTTGGGTAGCGCCTTCTGAAACTGATCCTTCATGCGCGGGCTGGCCAACATCGCCGCCAGGCTGTCTGCGGGACTACGTGGCTTGACCTGCTGGCCGGTGGCTTGCTGCATGTCCTTCTGCGAGAAGGGTGCGACGTTCTCAGTGCTCATCTTCGATCCTTGGCCCAATAGGGCAGAGAGAGGGTTTCGACGCCAGACCATTCACCGGTGCGGATGCAGTCGGCGTAGGTGGCCATGTCCTCGATGTATGTGTCTCGACCGATAGACTTGGCTTCGTGGTCGAGTGTGAAAAGGCGCACCGGGTACTTGCCGCACTCGATGCTTGTGCTAACGACCAGGAACACAAACGCGGCCGGCTGCTCGCCGAAGTGCGCTGCGTAGCCGTCGCAGTAGAAGGGGTCCTGCACGTGATAGCGGTACTCGTAGACGGAGCGGGCAAACTTCTCCATGTCGCCAGTCGTCTTCACGTCGGCGATCCAGCCTAGCGAGGTGATGGTCTTGTCCGGCCGACAGCGAGCAAGGAGGCCTGTCGTCTGCTCTTTCCAGTAAATGCTGGCCTCTGCATCGCCCTCGGCCTCAACCAGCCAGCGCGCGTGCGGGTGGGCCATCACGCTCTCGCGGATCAGCATGACCTTCCGGCCCTCGTCGGCAGTGAGGACTGTCTGGCCATTCAGCCCGGCCTCGAACTCCTCCCACTTCTCTTTGCCGGCCTTGGTGTTGCGCGGGGCATCTGCTGGGCCGATGGCGTACTGCTCAGTGAACCGGTGAGGCTCAAGCAGGATGGCGTGCACTGCGTCGCCGATGTTTAGCGCCGACTTCTTTTCCTCGTCCTCTGGAGCGGCTTTGCTCCACTGGTACAGCGCGGGGCTCTTGTGGATCAGGTCAAGCTGCGACTTCGAAACGCCTGGCCCGCCGTGGTAGGCCTCGTTGCTGAGGTCCCGGTAGTAGCCTGGCGTGATCGCCTCGACTGGAGCGTTCATGCTCAACCTCCGAAGAAGTGAAAGATCGCCGCCTCACCAATGAGGCAGAAAGCGAGCGTTGCGGAAAGGACGCCGAACCCGGTAAGGGTCCACCACGCCGCTGCGAATGAGTGGCCTGTGGGGGTGTCGTCGTAGTCGATGGCTTCGGTTCTCATAGCGGAGCCCCGTTGGTGATTCGATCTGCAAGGCCGTGAGCGAGAGCCCAGCCGGTGAGTAGTGCAAGGGTCACTGCGAAGCCCCGCCACCATGCGTAGCGAAGGGCTCGTTGTCTTTGGCTAGCCATCACACACCCCCCAATAGCGCCACGTAGGCGAGAGTTCCGATAAGCGATCCGGCTACGGTGATGCCTAGGGCGCCGGCCAGCTCCTTGAGGACGTAGGCGGTCATGGCTGGGCTCCTTGCAGGGCGGCGCGGGCAAAGTCAGAAACATCTACCCACGACTGAGGTATTTCGATATGGGTGTCTGCGTAGCGCTGGGTTACGCCGTGAATTTCAAGCATTGCTGCCAGCGCCTCCTTCAGCCGATCCCGCTCAGCGAGAAGGGCGTCGTAGTCAGCGGCGCGAACATAGGTGTGCGGAACTGTTGAGCTGTTCCATTCGCTTGCCGCAGGAAGAGTTCTTGTCGCTACGTACCGCTTCACTTCCTTGCTCATGCCGCCTCCTGCTTGATCTGCTCTGCCTTGCTGCGCAACTGCGCGGCTTCGTGCTCGATGAATTCCGCCTGCAGCTTGTCGATGCTCCAGACGATCTCGTTCAGGGCTTCGTCTAGCCATTCGTTCGAGTAGCCGATGCGGCTGCGCAGGGCGTCCCACTTGCCGGAGCAGATGGACAGGATCAGCGCCTTGGCCAGCGCGGCCGGCACTTCGATCTTGTCCTCGCAGAACTCGGCGTAGGCCTGCATGGTGGGTTCGTGGAGGCTGTCGAGCGCGGCTAGTACCTGCTCTGCCTCGGAAACGCTGTCATCCGGGCACGGCGGTTCGCGGCGCCCTATGGGTCCGTAGTGCTTCATGGTGGATACCTCGGTTGCCCGGATGGGCGGGGGAAGGGGTGATGCAGTGGCCGGGCATCACTCCGGCGCGCCTTAACAATGCGGTTGCTCCGCAAGAGGGCTCCCGACCTTTCGGCCCGCAAGGAACTCCCTCTGACGACTTTCTTCCCCGGTGCGCCTGTCCCGGCATTTCTGCTGTTTGCGTGTCTATGCCTACCACGCCGCACTGCATCAGGGGACGCCCTGCCGATAACGACATTGGGCACGGACGATTCAAGGCGCCCTCCGATGCAGGCTCGTTACGTGAGCCATTCGGCCATCTCGACGGGCAAAGCTGTGGGTAATCCCGTAGATGGCTGCCGGGGTTTTCTAGCAATCGAGGCACTGTCCGGCTGATCCTCGTCGCGGATATCCCGAAGGTCCGTCGCGCGCGGATGTGATGCATGGCGCCACCAGCACCGCGCGCCGTACGGTTATCGCAGACCTGGGGGTCTGGCCTGGCTGGTTCAGGCGGGGTTCAGCCTTTCCAATTCCTTCTCCACCAATCCCGCATGTACAGCGCTGCGAGGAAGGCGCAGAGGAGCAGGACTTCGGGGCCGGTTAGCATGGCGTGCCGCGGGCCTTGGCGATGGCTGCGCGGGCCTTCTCCAGCGCTGCCAGAGTTATTGCGTTCTGGTGCGTGTAGCCCATAATCGCCATCTGTGCGGACTCCAGCGCCTCCAGCAGATCAGCTTTTACCTCTCGCTCTCGTCGTAGCTGCTCGCGCATCAGGGCGAAAGCCTCCATTGATCGCCTGGCGTCTTCTGATTTGCGTCCGTTTCGGTGATGTTCGGCTGTATGCTCGCCCCACTCGCACAGCTCAAGATTGGCTATGTCGTTGTTTGTTTTGTTTCCATCCTTGTGGTGAACAAGCTCCCATGGCTCAAGCTTTCGCCCTAGATGCTTCTCCATTAGAGCCCGGTGCTCGCGTCTAGCTACGCTACGGCCGTTCTCCATGACGTAAACCCACCTATACCCTCGCTTATCTGTCCACCCTTGGCCGCTGCCCTTGTTGTGCGGCGCGCGCTGAGCATTTGCCTTCCATAGGCAATTTCGGGAGCAGAAACGACTCGATGCTCTCCTTGGCTTGTAATCAGCCTTGCAAACTTCGCATTGCCTAACCATTGCTGATTCTCCTGATGAGATTTCTGGCTTCTTCGTCTCCCTGGTCAGCTCGCTTTTCAAGCAGTGCATACATGCATGGGCTGGCAGCTATCAGGCGGGCGTCGGCTTCCTCGTATACGAAATCAACAACCTGCTCTTGGTCTTCGTTGAAGTCGATTGCCCAGCCGCCCTCGCATCCGCGAAAGCTCCAAGGCCCCGGCGTATGTCCGTTGCTCATCTCATCCTCCTATGTGCTGATGGGTGCCCGCTGCAGCCTGTCGCCAAGCTGCTGGGGTGGGGTTAGGCCAGCCACTTGACCGGTGTGAACTCGCCATCTGCGAACCCGACCTTGATCGAGTAGGCGCCCTCTGGCGTCATCCAGTGGCCGGTGCATTTGTCCAGAACAAGAACTGCTGCCTTCATGGTGTTGCTCCGTTCGTGTTGTGATTCATCAAGCCGCCAACTGCGCCTCTTCCATCCGCTGCGCTCTCACTACAACATGAGAGCGTGGAGCATCTGGGCGGCGCGCATAGCCGGCTAGGCGAACATCGTCACGGTGATGTAGCCGTTGCTGGCCACCGTGCGACTCCAGTGGTTGAAGTAGACCGCCTGGCCAAACTTCTGCATGGCGGCCTGGCGTACCTGCGCCTCAACGTCCAGCGGGTGTTCGCCAACGTCCGGCAGGGCCAGCCACTGCAGGCTCTTGCCGTCACTCAGGTGCGCGTCGATGTTGAACTGAGCCATGTCCTATCCCTCAATTTCCAGTGGATTCCTCCTGATGCGCCCCGCTTGAGGCGCACCGAGGAATCTTCTGTCTTACTGGCCTCCGTTACTTGCCACGGTGGGCTGGGCTGATAATTCGGAATTTCCGAATTACCTCTCTCCGCTGCGATTCCCTGTCTGAGTCATCTCTTTCCCGCTGCCGCAACTGGCGTCGCACCGGGTGACATTTCGCAACTTCGCGTGGCTGCATGTGGAGCCACGGCCAGTTCCAGAGCTGGCATGGGGCGGGGAATTTGTTGATCGCGCTGTTCGGTTGCCCGGACCCCGCCGCGATGTTCCCAATCTGTTAAAGAGCTTTAGGCCTTAGCCAGGGCATCTCTGCCGTTCGGCGCGGTGTTCTGCGCTTCGATGGATGTAATTTAAGCATGCTGAATTTATCGGTCAAGTCTTTTTTTAAGTTTGCTGAAATTTATGGGCAACAAAAAGCCCGCAGAGGGCGGGCTAGTGGGTCAGTGTTCTGATCCGGTCCAGATGACGTGGACGCTTCCGTCTGGTCGTCGTCGAATGGTCACGTTGTCGGCCTGCTCGATCTCCTCAAGAAGGCGCTCCCAGTCATCTGGGCTATCATCAGGCCCCGGCCTCAGATTGGCCTGCCGCTCGCGCTGGGCGGTAGGCGCCGAGATTGCCAGGTTTACGCGGCGCACGAGCCTGGTGTAGCTGGAGAGCTGGTTTTGATGGTGAAGGGTTGCCGCTCCTCGCATGTGAATCCTCCTTACTGCTGGATATCCACACAGTAATTGTGAGGGTTTCACCGGGCAAGAGGAAACATGGTGGCCGGTTGCCACATGTAAAGAAGTGGCTCAGACCTAAGTAGGAGAGGGGTGCGGCAGATACAAAAAGCCCCGCGTGGTGCGGGGCTGTCTATCCAATTGCATTCAGCTAGAGGTTGCCCTATATTTGCTTTGCGGGACTGAGCCGATGAAGGTCGGGGTAGGTTCTGCCATGAGATTCGATAAATGGGTTGCGACTACGCGGCCGGCGCTAAGCCCTTGGGACTTGTCTCAGGGGCTTTTCGCTTTCTGGGCTACGGGAAAATTTTCCTGCCGTAACGATTCATCTTTTTCCGCAGAATCTCATATGCGCGGTTTTCTTGGCCTGGCCTTAGCACTGAAAGCCCGATCGGGCGTGCCGTCAGGTCAGCCACTTGCAAGCCTTCGCAGTTGGTCTTTTTGTCAGCTATCACAATCTGGAACGGATAGGTTGCCCCAGTGAAGTTGTCACCGTCGCACACTCTCCGGAAAGCCAGCTCGAGATCGAGGTCTTCCTTGCTGCCTCTCGCCTCAAAGATGAAGTGCGTATCCCGCTCACATTGCCCCTTGCTCCGCAGGAAACCGTAGATGCGCTCAAGCCCAAGCTGCATGGCTAAGTGGTATGGATGTGCGGGTTTCGAATATTTCCGCTTGTGCTGAATCTTATCAATGATGATGGCGAAGATTTGAAACTTCGTATCTGCCACGATGGTTCCGAGCGTAACCATCAACGACTCGCGGTCTTCTTTGGGCATGCGGGAGAACGCGCCCTTCTTACGGGTGATCTCTGACTCATGCAGGATGACCTTGTCATGGCCGAATAGGTCGAATTTGAGGCGCTTCACTCGTGGCACCAGGGCCTGCAAATATTCGTCCTTACTGATCACGCAGAAAGTCAGCACGAATACCGGGTATGCATCGTCAATCGAGTCAAGGCTGTGATCGCCGCTCTCGTCCACGAAAACGATCCATTCGCTGTGCCGCACTATCCTTCCTTTCTCGCTCAAGTATACGGATCCCTAAACCCTAACCTTGCTAGGCGCCACGATGTGTCCGACATAGTGAATCGTTTCGATCTGATCTGTCGGGATCGTGCGACGGCCGAATTGCTCGTTCACCGATTGCACCACGACTTCTTCGTCAGTGGCCTGTAGTAGCTCCTTAAGCATGCACTCGCCGTCATGCAGGCGGATCATGACGTACTCAAGCGGTACAAGGCGGTGGTTCGGCTCAACAACTGCAATCCATCCTGAGCGAATGGCCGGGGCCATTGAGTCCCCCTTAAGGCGCAGGGCGTAGGCTCCAGGGTCGCGGGATGGCACCTCAACAATGCCGTCCGCCTCATCCAGCGCGTACCAGTAACCCTCTGTGCCCATCTGCGCGGTACCCACGATTTGAATCTCGCGGTATGGACTAGTGATGTCTGGCCCAGTCTCGACGTTGCTCTCAATCCGCTCAGGGCCTTCCTCGACGGCAAGCCACATAGCACTGAAGCCAGTGGCTTTAGCGAGGGCAAACAGGTTATCCAGCTTCAGATTCTTACTGTCGCCTGAAAGCCATTGAGTGACGGCTGAGTTTGCCACGCCGCACTCAGCAGCAACCTGTGTCTTGGTTAGCCCGCTCATCTGGATGGCGCGGGCGATTCGTTCGTGTCGTTCCATAACACACATGTTAAGCATCCTGAATTTAAGCATGCACTCCGCTTAAGTATGTGCTTGACCTTGTTATTTAAGCATGCTGAAATTACGGCACGCTAACCCGAGGTCGAGCAATGAAGACTCAAGACGTGGCCGATTTCTTCGGCAGCAAGAAGAAGCTAGCGGACGCCCTCGGTATCCGCCCCAGCGCAGTAACCATGTGGGGGGAGACGGTTCCCGAGTCTCGCCAGTACCAAATTCAGGTCCTGTCCCGCGGCAAGTTCAAGGCGGTTCGCAAGGCTCCCGTAGCTGCATAAGCGACATCCCTGTCAGTGGTTTCCATGAATCCAGTATTGCCCGACGAACGGTAGGGCGCCACGGAAAGAGACAAGAGGTTTTACGAGATGGAAGATTTTCTGAGAGCTGCCCAATCCGCGGTGCTGGATCACGAAGCCAAGAGCCTGGCAGCCAAGATGGGCGTTCCGCATGTGAGCCTGCTGCAGCGCGCTAACCCGGACAACGATGCCCATCACCTGACCATCGAGCACCTGTTCGGGATCCTGCTTCACACCGGCGACATGCGCCCCTTGGAAGCACTGGCTGATGCGTTCGGCTTTGAGCTGGTAGCCAAGGAGCAGCCAAAGGCAGAACAGCTCACTACCGCCGTCCTGCACATGCACTCCGAGGTCGCCGACGTGACCCGCGCCGTCACCGCAGCTTTGGAAGACGGCCATGTATCCCAAACCGAGAAAGCCTTGATCAAGCGCGAGATTGCTGAAGCCCAGCAAAGCCTCGACGTGCTGATCGAGTCGGTAAAGGCCGCCTGAATCGCAGGCAACAAAAAGCCCGGTGGCTAGACCGGGCTCTTCAACAGCAACAACTTCACGAGGCCAATTATGGCAGCACTACACACGATAATCAAAGGGCGGTTGCGTATGCAGCTCCAAGAGATCGCTGGCGATGCAGTCGCGTTCTACCCGGCCTTCCGCAAGGTTCTGGGCTTGAACGCTGCAGCCACTCAGTTTCTGTCGCAGGCGGTCTACTGGACCGAACGCACCGAGGACGGCTGGTTCTACAAGACCACGGAAGAGTGGAATGAAGAGCTGGGTCTGACCGTTGAGGAAGTGAAGGGTGCGCGCAAGAAACTGAAGTCGATCGGCATCCTCACTGAGCAGCGCAAAGGCATCCCGGCCAAGCTGTACTACAAGGTCGATACCGATGAACTTCTCGCAGTCTTGTCTGGGGAAAAGCCGCTAACAGTAGTGGTGAAAACCCCCAAACTGGAGGTGGTAAAACCCGCTATCTGTAGCGAGGAAAACACGCGATCTATTACAGAGACTACACAAGAGACTACAGCAGAGACTACTTCACTTGCGCTCGTCTCCGCTGACGCGTCGAGCAAGCGCCGGCCGAAAGCGAACGGTGAAGCTGAGCAGGCACGGCAAGAAGCCTGTCGCGCAATCTGGGGATCGTATGCCCAGGCCTATGTCAACCGCTACGGCGCAGCGCCTGTTCGCAATGCCAAGGTCAACCGCCAGGTTGTCGACCTCTGGAAGCGGCTCGGTGCCGAAGCTGCTGCGGTCGCTGAATACTTCGTCTCGATCAACGATTCCTACCTGATCCGCAACTGCCACGACCTTGGATCGCTGCTGACCAAGGCCGAGTCCTACCGCACCCAGTGGGCTACTGGCCGCCAGATGAACGGCCGTACCGCCCGCCAGATTGAAGACACCCAGGCGAACCTCAACGCCGCGCAGGAAGCCGCTGCCCGCATCCGCGCCCGCGAAAACGGAGGTGTCCGCAATGACAACCCTTTCCTTCGCTGAGCAGGCGCAGCTGGCCGCCGCAATCGTCGCAACTGCCGAGACTCTGGGGCAAACCATGAGCGCCGGCGCTGCAGAACTGATGGCGTCAGACCTGTCCGAATACCCGGCGAGCGACATCATCGCGGCGCTGCGTGCCTGCCGCTTGGAGCTGACCAGCAAGCTGACCCTGGCTGCCATTCTCCAGCGGGTACAGGCAGCCGATGGCCGCCCAGAGCCGAACGAGGCTTGGTCGCTGGCTCTGGCTGCGTCCGACGAGTTCGACAGCGTTGTGCTGACTGACGAAATCCAGCTCGCCCTCGGTGCCGCCCGGGCCATCCTCGACGCCGGCGACAAGGTAGGGGCACGCATGTCGTTCCTGTCCGCCTACCAGCGCCTTGTCGACACCGCGCGCCGCGAGAATCGCCCGGTCAAGTGGTCCTTGTCGCCTGGTTTCGACCAGCAACGTCGACTGATCGCGGTAGAGGAGGCTGGCCGCCTTGGTCGTTTGCCTGCCCCGGTCGTTCAGGAGTACCGCGCGCAGCTGACCCATGAGCCAGTCACCCAAAACGGGGCGGCGATCGCTGGCCTCCTGACTGGCCGCGCCGCAATGCCTACCCCTGACGTGCGCGCCAAGTTGCAGCTGGTCAAGGCAACCGTCGAGGAGAACCGCGCCGCGAACGAGAAGCGCCGGCAGGACGAGATCCGGGCCCGTCAGGAAAAGTTCGAGCAGCAGCGCGCCGAACAACTGGCAGCGCTGAAATCGATGGAGGCCAAGGCATGAACCGGACTGTTTATGAGTGCCAGGGATACTACATGCGCTCGTTCGCCGAGACGCGCTGGGCCGAAATGATGGATGCGCTCGGGATCTTCTGGCTTTACGAGCCAGCCTTAGCGCGCACCCGTCACGGCATGTACCTGCCTGATTTCTACCTGCCAAACGCCGGCATCTATGTCGAGGTGAAGGGGCCGAAGCCAAGTAGCGTTGAGATCGATAAGGCTCGCGACGTACAGGCCGCCACCGGTATTCCAGTGGTCTTTGCCTACGGCGACATGGCGCTCGGCGGCGGAGAGAGCGTAACTGGCGGCTTTCTTATGAGCCTGCCCGAGACTCACGAAGCTGTTTTCTATACCAGCGAGTTCAGCCAGATCATCAAGTTTGGCCTGGGCGATCAAATGTGGAAGCGCCATCTCCGCGCGGGGATCAAGCAGCCGGCACCTTGCGCCCAATTCGCCGGAGAGATTTTGCGGGACATGCTGCTCAGCTCCATGGACCGCTCCGCGTTTGAGCAGCATATGCAGGCTCGCCATCAAGCGCTGAACGAGGAGAGGACGCATCAGTTCCGGCAGGTCAGCAAGGCCGAATGGGCGATCCGTGCGTTCTTCGGAAGAAGCTCGATCGGGAGGGCTGCTGCATGAGTACCTCTATCGGAACCGGCCGCCTGCACGAGGGCGGCCTTGACTGCCGGAATCTCTGCGAAATCTGCGGTACCAGCCGCACCACTCGCCGGCACCAGGCCTGCGCGCAGATCCGCAAGGCCATCTACTCCGCGCCAGCCGCTCAGCGCCTAGAGGTTCAGGCACTCCAGCGCCAGGGCTACCGCCCCCAGGCAATCACCGGGTCAGGCATAGGCCTATCCCGCGGCAATGACCATCGCGTCGTCTGTGCTGACGGAAGCACCCAGCGCGGCGTAGGAGCGAAACGATGACTGACTACATGGAAATCACCGAAGCCTTCGAGCAGGCCCGCACAGCCCCCGATGTAACAGACCGCGCCTCTGGCCTAGAGGAGGCAGATCGTATCGGTGGCGTGGCGCTGGTACGTGAACGGCTGCAGGGGCAGGGCGCTGAGTTCTGCATCGACTGCGACGAGCCCATTCCAGACGCTCGCCGCAAGGCCTATCCGTCGGCGGTGTGCTGCGTTGAGTGCCAGTCCATCCGTGAAGCGAGGGCCGTATGAATGAGCTTCATCTATTCGCGGGCGTTGGTGGCGGCCTGCTCGCAAGCCACCTGCTCGGCATCACTCCTGTCTGCGCCGTCGAGCACGACGAGCACTGTCAGCGGGTACTGGTCCAGCGACAAAACGATGGAGCTCTCCCGCCATTCCCCATCTGGGATGACGTTCGAACGTTTGACGGCCTACCGTGGCGCGGAATTGTTGACGTCGTATCTGGAGGCTTTCCCTGCCAGGCCTTCAGCACTGCCGCTGCTGGACGCAACAACGCTGAAAACCTTTGGCCGGAGATGCGCCGGATCGTGGCAGATGTCGCTCCCCGGCTTGTCTTCGCCGAGAACGTCGCCGAGCGAGCAATTGAAGAAGCTGGACGCGACCTCGTTCGCATGGGTTACCAAGTCCGAATGCTTCCCCTCTCCGCGGCAGACCTGGGTGCTGACCACGTTCGGCAGCGCTACTGGCTACTTGCACACGCCGACGACCAAGGCGAACTACTGCGCCGATTCAATGCAGAAGTGGCCGGCCGCGCGCGAGTTCCGGCGAGTGTTTGGGCGTCCGAGCCCGGAAATCCACGAGTGGCTGATGGGCTGGCCGGAAGGGTGGACCGATACCGCGCCTCTGGAAACGGGCAAGTGGCAGCAGTGGCTTACGCAGCATTCGTTGAGCTCGCTGCCAGTTTTGAAGGAGGCCGCATAGATGAATAAATCCATGGAAAGAGATCTCGGAATAACCCAAGAGTACCTGCGGGCGCTCTTTACGTATCGAGATGATGGTTTATTAGTCTGGAATGTAAGAACTGATCTTGAGGGAAGGCAGATAAAGATATGGAACAAGCGCTATGCGGGAAGGGTTGCATCGCCTAATCCATCGAAGAGCGGATACCGACGAGTAAAGATAAATGGCCGAAAATACAGCCTGCATCGGATCATTTGGATTTTCTTTAACGGAGACATACCGGACGGTTTTTTCGCTGATCACACTAACCGAAACCCGCAGGACAATAGGATAGAAAACATCCGGCTCGCTAGGCGTGAAGAGAATGCTCGCAACTCCACGCGGGTTGCCAACAAAAACGGATACGCTGGAGTTTCCAGGGGCGAAAAGCACCGGAGATTTCAAGCAAGAATCTCAAAAGACGGGAAACGCTTAAATCTTGGCATGTTCGACACTGCCACGGAGGCCCACCAAGCTTACTCGGCGGCATCAGTAGAGCTGCACGGAAATTTTTCACCATACAGCAAGGATGGGGTGGCTCATGGCTAACCCAACCTTCCCCCTGCGCAACGAGATGGACCGCCAGCGCGCCATTGCCTGCCTGCAGAAGATCGACCTTGGCGCCGGCTACGTCTGGACCATGCGCGAAGAGGCCCGCAGCGATGCGGCCAATCGCCGTATGTGGGCAATGCTGCGCGACATCAGCCGCCAGGTTGAGTGGTACGGCCGCAAGCTGGATGAGGAGAGCTGGAAGCACGTCTTCTCCGCTGCAGTGCAGCAACAGGACGCGGTGCCAGGCATCAACGGCGGCTTCGTCGTCCTGGGCATCTCAACCCGCAAGCAGAGCAAGAAGTGGTTCTCGGACCTGTTCGAGATAATGGAGGCGTTCGCAGCAGAGCAGGGCGTGCGCTTCACCACGGCGGATCACTGGGGTATCGGGGAGGCCGCAGCATGAAAGGCAAAGCCCCATCTGCTGAGCAGAAGCGCTACCACGACCAGCTGGCCCAGCGCATCGGCTGCATTGCCTGTCAGAAGGACGGCCGATTCAACCCTTCCGTGAGCATCCACCACGTCGACGGCCGCACGAAGCCCGACGCGCATTGGATGGTGCTCGGTCTATGCGCCGGCCATCACCAGGACGGCTACGGTGCCCCTGGCCTCATCGCTGTTCACCCCTACAAGGCCCGCTTCGAGCTGGCCTATGGGAAGCAGGAAACACTCATCCGCGACTGCGCCCTGCAGTTGCTTGATATGGGCCTGACGCTTCCTGCGCGGGTCATGGAATTGATCGGACTGGAGCGGGCGGCATGAAGACCTGCCCCGTAGACGCCACCCACAAGACAACGGCCTTCAGCAGCCGGCAGACCCTGTACTGCCACGACTGCCGCAAGGAACACCCATGGCCGCTAAAGCCCGGCCAGCTCCCCCTGATCGCAAACAACAGAGCCACAAGGAAGCCGCAAGAATGACTCCAGAACTACAGGCCGTGATGGTCTTCACCTCTGCCTTCTTCCAGGTCTTCCTGTTGGGGCTCAACAGCAAGCTCCTGCGCGACGACAAGATCCCGGCAGGCTTCGTCGTGTCCTGGCTGATCACGCTGGCTCAGTTCGCCTACATCTGGTCGGTCGCCCACTCGCAGATCAATACCGTTCCGTTCTTGCTGATATCCGGCCTGGGCGGCTCGCTGGGCATCACCTTCGCCCAGTACTTCTACCGCTGGTACGACCGCAAATTCCACCGCAAGGGAGCCGCAGCATGAGCGAGAAACCAACCAATCCGAAGGACATGATTGGCGTGATGAAAGCGCCTATGTCCACCGTTTCAGCTCCGGTCATGGCTGAAGTCGGCGTTGCGATGCTGGAAGGCGCTTTGAAGTACGGCCGGCACAACTACCGCGCCGTCGGCGTCCGTGCCTCGGTTTACTACGACGCCACCATGCGGCACCTGATGGACTGGTGGGAAGGGCAGGACATCGACCCTGATTCGGGCATGTCGCACATCACCAAGGCCATCACATCGCTGGTCGTCCTGCGTGACTCGATGATTCAGGGCAACTGGAGCGACGACCGCCCGCCGCATTCGCCTGAGTTCTACGCCGAGCTGAACCAGAAAGTCGCAGCGTTGCGTGAGAAGTACAGCGACCGCTCGCCGACCCATTACACGCAGGCGCACATGGCCGAACAGTTCGGCCAGCAGAACACTATCGACTGCCGCACTCCCGAAGAGAAGGCAGAGATCGCATGAAGCTCTCTCGAATCGACGTGATAGGACAGAACGGCAATGACGGCGAGCACTACGACGGCGTTGGCCGGGAATGGCTCATCCAATCTGGCCTTATTGCCAGCAGCGGAGAGGGCGCTGATCGAAGCGGACAAAACGGCCTGCCTGATCCGGTGGAAGGTGCGCGACCTCAAGGGCGAGGAGCGGCAGAGGAAGGGCCAGGAATTGCTGGCAGCTGTGCCCGAGAGTGCGCGTCCTGCCGTTGTGGCGGCGCTGAAGGCGAGGGGGAGTAGATGACAGCCATCAGCCTGCCTTGGCCGCCGAGCAACAACACCTATTACCGCCGTGTTGGCGCCAAGACGCTGATCAGCGCCAAGGGCCGCGACTACTGCGCCGCGGTGATCAAAGCATGCGCCGAAGCGCGCATAAGCAGGCAGGGCGGGCGTTTGGCGGTGGTGATCAAAGCGTGCCCGCCAGACCGCCGCCGTCGTGACCTCGACAACATGCTCAAGGGGCTTTTGGACGCACTCACCCACGGCGGAGCCTGGGAAGACGACAGCCAGATCGACCATCTGACCATCAAAAGAGGCCCTATCAAGGCCCTAGGGTGCGTCGAGGTGACCATTTCAGAGATAGACGGGGAGGCAGCCTAATGGCCGCACGCAAAGCGACAGACGACGAAATCAAGGCCGCGCTGACTGGCCGCACTGTGGCAGAGGCTGCGCAGATCCTTGGGCTGCACGAGCGCAACGTCTACACCCACAAGGCGCGCCTGGCTCGCCAAGGGTGGAGCCCGGAGCACGACATGACCAAGAGCGTGCCAGATGGCTTCCGCCTCAAGGGTACGTCGACCCTGTACGACGAAGACGGCAAGCCGAAACTCCAGTGGGTAAAGACCACGATCGACCAAGAGCGCCAGGCTGAGCTGATCCGTGAAGCGTGCCAGGCGATGTCCGAAGATCTGCCGCAGGTGCAGCCGCGCAAGGCCAACAGCAGCTATCTGGCTCATCTGCTGGCTGCCTACCCGATCGGCGACGCCCACATCGGAATGCGCGCATGGGGAGAGGAGACGCAGGGCAGCGACTGGGACCTGTCTATTGCCGAGCGAGTCCAGTGTGGCGCAATGGCTGCTCTGGTCGATATGGCGCCGGCCTGTGAGCAAGCGCTCATCATTAACTGCGGCGACTGGTTCCATGCCGACAACATGGAAGGAACCACGAGCCGGTCCGGCCACATCCTGGACGTCGACGGGCGCTACGCGAAGATGATCCGCGTTGGCGTGAAGGTGATGAGGCAGTGCATCGAGTCCGCACTGATGAAGCACGCTCGGGTGCGCGTCTGCAACGTCATCGGCAACCACGACGACACCGGCGCTATCTGGCTGAGCATCGCCCTGAGCCACATCTACGCCAATGAGCCGCGCGTGACGATCGATACCTCGCCGGCGCCATTCATGTACCACGAGCACGGCAAGGTGCTGATCGGGATGCACCACGGCCATTCCTGCAAGCCTGACCGCCTGCCCGGCGTCATGGCTACCGATCAGGCGCAGGCATGGGGTCGTACTGAGTTCCGCTACTGGTACATCGGCCACGTCCACCACCAGAGCGTCAAGGAATACAGCGGCGTAACCGTCGAGTCATTCAACACCCTGACCGCCAAAGATGCCTACTCCGCATGGGGCGGCTACCGGGCTCAGCAGAACATGAAGTGCATCATCCATCACGCGGAGTTCGGCGAGGTCGGCCGGCACACGGTGAATCCGAACATGCTCAAGGGGGAGGCGGCGGCATGAACAGATTTCATAGCAAGTACGAAGTTCTCAATATGGGGCACGAGTCACCGTGCTGGATGTGGAGGGCTTACAAGGACAAGCATGGGTATGGGCGATTTCAGGTCGGCGATAGACCTCAGGCTGCGCATCGATATTCATGGTTTCTTGTTCACGGCTATCTACCTGAATACCCAGAGTTCGAGCTGGATCACCTGTGCGGGAATCGAGCGTGCGTGAACCCGGATCATCTGCGGGTTGCCACTCACAAAGAAAACACCCTGCGCAGCGCGAGTTTTGTTGCAGAGAACTCAGAGAAGCTCTACTGCAAAAACGGGCACGAATATAACCAGGGGAACACCTACATCAGGCCAAGCGGGGCTCGTGACTGTCGCGCTTGCGGGAAAGAAAGAGTTCGTCGATACAAGCAAGGGAGGGCTTCCGCATGAAGATGAACAGCGCGCGTCAACTCTGGCATGACGCCTACTACCAGCGCCGGGAATCGACTACCTCCTACGCCCTCGAGGTGGGAATGCTGCAGGCCAGCATCCAGAAGACCGAGAAGGACCGCCGCACCGACGTGGCGCTCGATCAGGCGCTGTGCGGAATGGTGCAGTCGGTCATCGGTACGCTGCCGGCTAGCCTGCAGTGCTTCGGTCACTGGATGTACTCGCCACTGGCTGACGACGACCATCGGGAGATTGCCGAGGAGCTGGTTTTCGCCATGGCTGCCGCCAAGCTGCCGCGTATGACCGAGGTCAAGCGCGAGAAGGCGCAGTACGTCGCCAAGGGCGTGCTGTACCGGTACCGCCGCCAGCATCAGGGAGGGCAGAGTTCGACGCCTGACCCGCTGCCGACCCCTGAGACATTCCGCGCCTGGCTCTTCGACGAGTACGGTGTTCGCCTCTGTAGCGAGAACTGGACCCGTGAGTGGGAGTCACATATCGATGCGTTCTTCCAGGCCTGCAACGACCTCGACAAGTCCGCGCTGGCTCCGGTCTCCGGCCTGCTGTACCAGTGGAAAGAGGCGGCGTGAATTGTGAGAAAAAGTCCTTGCATTCCCGTGCGGCTCAGGTGATCATTTCTCCATGCTGTGATTCCTTCGCCTGAGGGGATTGCAGCAGTAGGTGAATGCCCGGGCTGACGGGCTAAGCGGTACATAATTCGAGTTGGAAAGCGCGCCAACACGAGGGGTTTCCGGCATAAAGCAGACCGGCACCAGTCGACCCATGCAGGACATCAGCGCCTGCCACCTGCACCAATTCAAGAGCCCTGACTTCGGTCGGGGCTTTTTCGTTTCGGGCGGAACCTGGCTGACGAAGGCCTCGCCATCCTGCGCCCATCAAACACCACGCCGTGCGACGGCAAGCGCTGCTAATACTCGCGTCATCCAATACAGCGCATCTAATCCCCGGCCTGCTTGCCATCGGCTACGCGCCATCGGCAGCACACTGCGCGACTCGGTAACGAGTATCGCCCCGTAGACGTGCGGGGAATCGGGCACTACACCTTTCGGCCTCGCCTAGTGCGGGGCTTTTTTGTTATCGCCCCACTAGAGGAAGACGCGATGCCGACCAATGAAGCAGCACTCGAGCAAGAGATCCAAGCCAAAGGCCTGAATGCGCCGCGACTGACGCCCGCCCTGATCGATTCAGTTATTGCCAGCGAGTGGTACATCAATGCCGGAGAAGGCATTGCGGCCGATGAGTTCCAGCCACCAGTTCCCGCCAGCCATCCTCTTCGGCAGTTAACTTTTTGTGTACTAGTACTCAAGAACGGCTTCACCGTCACCGGCGAGTCGGCCTGCGCGAGCCCTGAAAACTTCAACGCCGAGATCGGCCGGAAGATCGCCCGCGACAACGCCCGCAACAAGATTTGGTTGCTGGAAGGCTACTTGCTCCGCCAGCGACTGCACGAACAGGGCTAAGCCCAACCCTATTCCGGCCCCATGCCTGTCTCCTTGCTCATAGGCGGATGGCTGCTGCATGTGAGGCCGGACCAAACGCCAACGAGACAATCCTATGCCCGACACCCAATCCGATGCCGGCCGCAGCCAGGCCGAGCGCCTGGGTGCGCTGGAGCAGAACATGCGTCTCGCCCTATGGCGCCTGGATCACTACGAGCAGAAGCACGAGACCATACCCCAGCGGGTCGACCGCCTGGAGCTGATCGCGCAGAACCAATCCAAGCTGCTCGAAACCCTGTCCTCTGACGTAAAGGGGATGGGTATCAAGGTCATGTACGGCCTTGGGGCTGCAGGGGCAATCATTGCCGTTATCAATATGGTTGGGCCTCACATCCTGCGAGCGGTGATTTCATGAACCTGATCCCCGAATGGCGCAAGTGCTGGCGTCTGACCAGTGTGCAGCTCGCCATCCTCACCGCAGTGCTCAACGCAGCAGCCGGTGCATGGGTAGCGTTCGAGGGCCACATCAACCCAGTGGCATGGGCCAGCGTGAACATGGTCCTCGGCGTGGCTATGGCTATCGCCCGTGTGGTGTCGCAGCCGAAGGTGACTGGAGAGCAGAAGTGAGACGCCTACACGCCATCCTCCTGCTACTTCGCATCGCTCTATGCGTATGCCTGATGGTGGGGATGGAGGCGTGGAAGGTGGCTAGGCGAGAGTGGAGAGGGAGAGCGCGCTGATGCCTGTCCGTCCTTCTCGCCTATGCATGGAGCCAGGATGTAAGAAGCCCTCCGTGACTGGCTCGCATCGATGCCAGCTCCACAAGGTAGAGGCGAGCGAACGCAAGGCTGAAGTCCGCAAGGAAGTCCATCGCGAGTACAACCTGCGGCGGGATGAGTCAGACAGCTTCTACAAGACTGAGCGCTGGAAGAAGCTGAGCGCCTACTACCGAAAGTATCATCCTGTGTGTGAGTGCTGCAATGGCGCAGCAAGCGACATCACCGACCACATCAAGCCATACAAGACTCACCCGGAGCTTGGGCTTGACTGGGATAACCTCAGGGCCCTGTGTCGGCCCTGCCATAACCGAATCGGCGAGCGCGTAGGCCTCAAGGCGTATTCCAGCAGTCGGGGGTAGGGTGGGGTAGGGCGGGTTGAAAGTCTGACAAAAATCGGTTCCCGAACGACGGGGGGAGCCAAATTTTCACACAGTCAAAATTCACATTCCAAAATTTGAGGTAGCGAGATGGCCCGTAAGCCAACCGCTCCGCACCTCAAGGTCCTGCAGGGCACAAGCCGACCGGATCGTGAAGTGCCGGACGCCCCTGAATACGATTTGATCGAAGAATTCCCAGAGGCACCTATCCATCTGAATCCGGACGGCGCCGAGATGTGGAACCGCCTCGGACCGCAATTGGTCGCTGCGCGAGTGCTCCAGGTTGTTGACCTGTTCTCCCTTGAACAGCTGTGTTTCTCCTGGCAGCGGTTCCGCATGAAGGCCAAGGCGGGGATGGAAATGACGGCCGCAGAAGACACGGCACTTAAAGCGCTGTTCTCTGAGTTTGGGATGACCCCGGCCAGCCGTCGCAAAGTGGCTTCTGGTGGAGAGAAGCCGGCAGGCAACAAGTTCGCGTCCAACGGACGACCACAGAAGGCATAGCGCTATGGCAAACGGTCGCGATTACGTGAAGATCGCGACCGACTACGCCAAAGGCGCGATCGCCGACAAGAAGCGCAGGAAGCACGGCAAGCTGATTCGCCAAGCTGCGCAGCGCTTCCTTGATGATTTGAAGCGGGCTAAGCGGAAAGACTGCCCGTTCATCTTCGATGCATGGCACGCGAACGACCCATGCGACTTCATTGAGAAGCTTCCGCACGTCGAAGGGAAGTGGGACAAGCCAGAGATCGTGATGCACCCGTCGCACGTCTTCTTCGTGGTGCAGTTGTTCGGATTTCGAAAACGTGAAGGGGCCGAAATAGAGGGTTGGGGTTACTTCCGGCCGCGCCGCTTCACCTCGGCTCTGTTTGCTGTTGCTCGGAAGAACGCGAAGTCCACGCTTTCATCCGGGATTCTCCTGTACTGCCAGTGCTGCGAGCCGGAAGAGGGCGCACAGGTAATCAGTGCTGCAACTACCTTTCCGCAAGCGTCGATCATCTTCAACACCGCAAAGCGGATGGTTGAGAAGACCGCAGACCTGCGGGAAGCATTTGGCCTCGAGGTTTGGGCAAAGGCAATTAGCCGAGCCGAGACTGGCGCAACCTTCAAGCCGATCCATGCCAAGGCTTCTACTCAAGATGGTCTGAACCCTTCGCATGTTGGCCTAGACGAGATTCACGCCCACAAGAGCGCCGATCTGCTCAACGTTCTGACGTCGGCCGCAGGTGCACGCAGCAACCCGCTCTGGCTCTATACGACGACCGAGGGTTATACGAACCCTGGCCCTTGGGCAGAGCTTCGGATGTTCGCCAAGAAGTTGCTGTCTGGCCTGTTCGGCACCACTGCTGATCACTTCCTCGTGGTGTTCTACGCAGTTGACGAGGAAGACAAGTCGGCAGGCATCAAGGCGGATGAAGAATTTGACGAAAAGGTCTGGATCAAAGCCAATCCTCTGATGGACGTGAATCCGCACCTGATGGCGGCGATCCGCAAAGAGGCTGTTGAGGCCAAGCAGATGCCGTCGAAACTGGCTGAGTTCCGCATCAAGCGACTCAATCGGCCAGCATCCACCGCGGATGGTTGGATCGACCTGACCAAATGGCAAGCGTGCGGCGGGCCAGTCGACCTTGAATGGCTACGTGGATATCCGTGCTGGGGCGGCCTTGACCTGGCCAGCACCGCGGACATGTGCTCCTTCCGCTTGGTCTGGCTAGTTGACGGGGTTTATTACACCTACGGCTGGCGCTGGGCTCCGGAAAGCGCAGTCGCCTACCGAACTGAGCGGGGTACTGTTCCGTATCAGTCGTGGGTCGAATCCGGTCTGCTCAAGCAGACAGAGGGCAACGTCACCGACTATGGCGTAATCGAGAAAGACGTTTGCGCAATCTGCCAGGACTTCAACGTCCAGCTAATTGCCTATGACCGATGGAACGCAAGCGACCTGGTTAACCGGCTGGTCGAGGCTGAACTGCCAATGGTCGAGTTCATCCAGGGGCCGCGTTCCTATCACCCTGCTATGCAGACGCTAGAGCGCGCCTACATCTCCGGGAATCTTGCTCACGGCGGAGACCAGATTCTGAACTGGTGCGCTTCCAACCTGATTGCCAGGCGCGACGACAACTTGAACATGGCTCCGGACAAGAAGCGCAGCGCCGACAAGATCGACGACATGGCAGCGCTGTTAATGGCGATCGGGGTATCAACCGTCGAAACCGAAGAAGCGGATGACGACGATTTCATGAACGCAATACGGGACCCACTGATCGCATGAGCGCACTGACTGCATTTCTGCTGGCATCGCTGGCTGGCTTCGGCCTGCTGTGCGCGGGGGTCTGGATGCTGGCCGGCACCGCGTGGGCGCTGATCGCCGGATCTTGCTCCATGTTCTGCATTGCTGGATTTATCCGAAGAGGGATGACAGATGAATAAGTCCCTTCTGCGGACCATTTCTAGGTCTGCTAGCAGGCCATCGGCTGGGCTGAGTGAATGGCTCGGCAAGACGATTCGGCTATCTGACGGGGCATTCTGGGGGCAGTTCGTCGGTGGGCAGTCAAGTTCAGGAAAAAGCGTAAGCGTTGATACTGCAATGCGGGTCTCAGCGGTGTGGGCTTGCGTTCGATTGATCGCTGAAACGATCGCAACGCTTCCGCTTGGCCTGTACCGTCGCCTTCCAGACGGTAGTCGTGAGATGGACACCAGTCACCCGCTCTACAGCGTATTAGCGGTTTCGCCTAACGAGCACATGAGCCCGGTGCAGTTCTGGGAGGCGATGCTCGCGAGCATGCTTCTGCGCGGAAATGCCTTTGCGCAGATACATCGTTCTGCTGGCCGGGTGGTCGCGCTGAGCTTCTTGCTCCCGCACCGTATGCGGTTAGTCACCGAGAACGGGAGCATCCGCTACTTCTACAGCTTCAGCGATGGAGAGCGGGAGCTTCAATCCAGCGAAGTTCTTCATATCCCGGCGTTCTCGCTTGACGGTCGAATCGGGCTATCCCCGATCAGCTATGGCGCCGACATCATCGGATCGGCAATTTCGGCCGACGATGCAGCGAACGGGACCTTCAAGAACGGAATGATGCCGACGGTAGCCTTCAAGGTTGACCGGGTACTGAAGTCTGAGCAGCGCGACGAGTTCCGCAAGTACGTGGAGACTGTGAGCGGCGCCATGAACGCTGGCAAATCTCCGGTCCTTGAGGCTGGGGTGACGCCGGAGTCGATCGGCATCAATCCGGCCGACGCGCAATTGCTCGAGACGAGAAGCTGGAGCGTTGAGGAGGTTTGCCGGTTCTTCCGTGTTCCGCCTTGGATGGTCGGGCACACCGAGAAGAACACCAGCTGGGGCTCCGGCCTTGAGCAGCAGATCATTGGCTTCCTGACGTTCTCCCTAAGTACCTGGTTGCGCCGCATTGAGAAGGCCGTACTCAAGCAGCTGATGTCGCCAGGTGAAAGGCTTACGCACTACGCGGAGTTCGCCCTGGAAGGCCTGTTGCGAGCCGATAGCGCCGCGCGCGCTTCGTTCTACAGCACGATGGTCCAGAACGGCATCTACACCCGCGACGATTGCCGCGTCCGTGAAAACCTGCCGCGCCGCGGTGGGAATGCCGACGTGCTAACGGCGCAAACAAACCTCGCACCACTCGACGCACTGGGGCAATCCAGTGACGGCCAGGCCGCACGCGCAGCCCTGCAGAACTGGCTAACCGCCGATCTCCCCAAGGAGTAATCCATGCAACTCAAAATCCAGGCTCGCGGCCTTCGCAGCGAGCTGAGCCCGCGTGCGCTCGAAAAGTGGAATCCGGCTATCCAGGCCGCAGTAGAAAGCACTTCTGACACCATCACGATCTATGGCGTGATCGGTGAGGACTGGTACGGCGACGGCGTGACCGTGAATCGGATTGACGCCGCCTTGCGCGCTATCGGCGAGCGAGATGTCACCGTTTATATCAACTCCCCGGGCGGCGACATGTTCGAGGGAATCGCCATCTACAACCGCCTGCGCGAGCACAGCCACAGGGTGACCACAAAGGTGCTCGGCATGGCGGCAAGCGCCGCCTCGATTATCTATCTCGCCGGATCTGAGCGGCAGGTCGCTAGCAGCGCCTTCCTGATGATCCACAACTGCTGGACGGTGCTCGCCGGAAACCGCCACTACCTGCGCGACGTCGCCGACGACATGCAGGAGTTCGACGCTGCCATGGCCGACCTGTACGCCGAAACGAGCGGGCAGCCAGTAGCGGACATGGCCGAGATGATGGATGACGAGACGTTCATCCGCGGCAAGCGCGCCGTCGAGCTTGGCTTGGCTACCGGGCTGCTTTCTGCCGACGAGGTTGCTGAGCGCGATACCGAAGAAAGCCGGCAGAACAATGCGCTGAAAGCGATGGACGTGGCCCTTGCAAAGGCCGGGATGCCGAGGTCCGAGCGGCGCGAACTCTTCGCCAGTTTCAAGTCCAGTACGCCTCGCGCTGCTGGCGGGAGCACGCATAACGCTGCTCCGACCGACAAGCAGAACGCTGTCGCGCCCGACCTCACCGCGTCACTGAGCGCGGCAACCACTCTTCTCCAAACTCTGAAAGGTAACTGACCATGGACTTTGAAGCCCAGGTAAAAGAACTTAACTCCAGCCTGAAAGGCATCGGTGACCAGATCAAGGCCCAAGCCGAAGCCACCCAAAAGGAAATCGCCCGCACTGGCGAAATGCACGCTGAAACCCGCGTGAAGGTGGATGAGCTGCTTAGCAAGCAGGGCGAACTCTCTGCGCGCCTGCAGGAAGCTGAGCAGAAGCTGGTCAACGCCAGCAATGGCGGCCGCAATCAGGCTGAGCGGCAGAAGTCTGCCGGTGAACTGGTAGTCGGCAGCGACCAGATGGAAGGCGTCAACGCCTCTTTCCGCGGCTCCCGTCGCGTGTCCGTTCCGCGCGCAGCCATCACCTCCGCCCCGGCGTCGGGTGGCGCGCTGGTCGGCGCTGACCGTCGTCCTGAGATCATCATGCCGCCGGAGCGTCGCCTGACCATCCGCGATCTGATCGCACCCGGTACCACCGATAGCAACGCCATCGAGTATGTGCGTGAAACCGGCTTCACCAACAACGCCGCCGCGGTCGCCGAGGGTGGCGCCAAGCCGTACTCGGATCTGGTGTTCGAGCTGGTCAACGCGCCGGTTCGCACTCTGGCTCACCTGTTTAAGTCAAGCCGCCAGATCCTCGACGACTCGTCTGCGCTGCAGAGCTACATCGATGCTCGCGCCCGCTACGGCCTGCTCACCGTCGAAGAGCAGCAGCTCCTGTACGGCAACGGCACTGGCGCCAACCTGCAGGGCCTGATGACCCTGGCAGAAACCTATGCCGCTCCTGGCGGAATCGTGGTGACTGGCGAGCAGCGCATCGACCGCCTGCGCCTGGCACTGCTGCAAGCTGAACTGTCCGAGTTCCCGGCTGACGGCATCGTCCTCAACCCGATCGACTGGGCTGCAATCGAGCTGACCAAGGACGGTGAAGGTCGTTACATCGTCGGCCAGCCGCAGGAAGGTACCGCCGCCCGTCTGTGGAATCGTCCGGTCGTGGCTACCCAGGCCATGCAGCAGGACGAGTTCCTGACCGGTGCGTTCCGCCTCGGCGCTCAGATCTTCGACCGCATGGACGTCGAGATCCTGATCTCTACCGAGAACGACAAGGACTTCGAGAACAACATGGTGACCATCCGCGCCGAAGAGCGCCTGGCGTTCGCTGTGTATCGCCCGGAGGCCTTCGTGACCGGTGCTCTGACCGTCACTCCGTAAGCCACCATAGGCGCCCCGCTTGGGGCGCCTTTCAGGAGGATGATTTATGGCTCGCCCAAGAAAAGCCGCGTCTGTGGCTGACTCTTCCAGTGAAACGGTTGAAGCCGTTGCAAGCTCCGAGACAAACCCCTCTGAGGTCACCATCTACCCGCTGCGCTCCTACATGGATGCCGGCGAGATCAAACGTCGCGGCGGGCCAGGTTATACGGTCCCGAAGCGACACGCCGACGCCCTGATTGCTCAGCGCGTGGCAAGCACCACGAAGCCTGACGGCGACAAGTAAGGAGTCATCCCATGCCTATGCCGACTCTCGCAGACCTGAAAACGCACCTGCGTATTCGGCACACGCAGGAAGATGACGACCTGCAGATGAAGCTGGACGCGGCAATTGACCATGCCAGCCAGTTCATCGGGCGCCCGATCCCATGGGCAGACGATGATGGCGCTGCGGTCGACGTTCCGCACAGCGTGCGGCTGGCGATCCTGATCATCGCTGCAGAGCTGTACGCAAACCGCGAGGAAGCTGTCGTAGGAGCTACCTACACCAAGATCCCGAAGGCAGAGAACATGCTGCACTTCTTTCGCGTGGGGCTTGGGGTATGAGAGCTGGCCGACTTGATACGCCGGCTGATCTGCTGAGGCTGGACGCGGATGCGCGCCCATGTGTCGTGGATTGGTTCTGGATCGGCATCAGAGCGAAGGACTCCGGCGACGTCCAAGCGCCATCGGGCTTACGCAATCCTGGCAAGGTGGAAGTTCGAGCGTGGTGGGATGAGCGACTGCAGATCGGACGATATCTCCGCGCAGATGGCCGGCTGCTTCTGATCGATAGCGTGCGTGACGTAACTGGAGCGCGCGCAGAGGCGGTGGTCACATGCAGTGAGCTGATCGGATCACCTGCCAAATACCGGCCTGCCGAAGGCTTGCCAGTGGATTGCCGTGTGCATGTCACGCATGAGGCCCCGTATCGCGACGAGCTGGGCCAGGTCACCGACTACCGAACACGAATTCAGGTCGCGCTGATTGAAGTGGGTCGCCCGCAGGTGGATGACCAGATCATCGTGGAAGGAGCCAGGTACACCGTCATCGCATACGCAGATGAGACCGATGATGGCGTGGTCCGCGGGCTATGGGTGGAGAAGGTCTGATGCAGGTATCGATCAAGGTATCAGGCCTAGAGTTGGCGCAAGCACGTCTAGCCGAAGTGAACCGAAAGATTGACCCGGTCCTTCGCGGCGCGTTGAACACGACGGCTAACAAGGCCCGTACCGTGCGCTACGTGAACCCTCTACGCGGTTCGCTGATGCCTGTCTTCAGCCGTCGAGCGCTGCGCGTCAAGCGGGCACGTGGACGGCTCACCAACGCCCGGATCATTCCGTCTAGCTCAGGCGTTCCAGTAACCCGTTATCTCGGGTGGGGCTACAGCAAGATCAGTGCGACTCGAGCCCGTATCTGGGTTAAGGGGCCGAACGGGCACAAGGTCGCGGCTGGATTCGTCAACCCGTCCAGTTTCAGCCGAATGCCTTGGAGCACGCGCATCAAGGTGCGCGGCGCGCCGAAAGGATTCTTATCGCCTGCGCTTGGCCCATCCGTGGCGTACTGGTTCAAGCAGCTCACAGACAACCAAACCATCCGCTGGACGAACATCTTCCTCCAGCAGGAGTTCGAGAAGCGGATCAGGCAAGAGATCGCCAAGGGGGCGCGATGACCAGAGGTACAGAGCTCTCTGATGAGATTCTGAGGCGCCTTGAGGCTATCAGCCCGGCCAATGACTATCACACCAAAGTTGAGCGTGTTTATGGCTTTGGTGAGCGCAAGCCGGACAAGGCGCCGATGCCGTACATCCTGGCTCGTATAGCAAGCGACGAGATTGAGGATACGGTGGGGACAACCGCATCCCGAGCGGCTCGCTACGAGATCGAAGGAGTTATGCCAAGGTCTGCATCGCTACAGGATCTGCAGCTGCTGCACCACGACATTCTCAAGACGCTTGGCACAGGCCAGCTCCCGCATGTTCGTCCCCTTAAGAGCGGATGGCCTTTTGAAGAGGCCGCCGAGTATGAGCCAGACATTGAGGGCAGCACGACGCGCAGCGTAACCAGCTCGATAACCATCCGGTACGTCGAGAAATACTGACCAGAACACCAACCCATCAACCCGCCATGAGCGGGTTTTTTTTCGCCTGGAGAAAACTCGCATGGCCAACTACGCATACATGGGCAAGGGCATTGTCAGCCTGACGCCTGAGGCAGGCGGCCCCGCCGTCGACGTGGGCAACGTGTCCGCGCTCAACTTCAACATCAACGAGAACATCATCAAGTTGCCGAACTACCGGACGGCTGGCGGCGGCACCTATGCGCAGGTGAACCGTATCGAGTCGGTCGAGTTCACGGCCACGCTGCACGACCTGAGCCCGGAAAACCTGGCGATGGTCCTGTTCGGCACCGTTACCGAAGACACCGTCAATAACACGGCCACCATCGAGGCGCTGACTACTGGCGCGCAGACCTTCGAGATGGTCTTCAACGGCGTCAACGAGGCCGCCACCGGCAAGACCGTGACGGTAACCGTGCATCGCGCGAAGATCGGCGCCGCTCAAGGCCTCGGCTTCATCGGCGACGAGTTCGCTGCGCTGGAGATCACTGGCGAGGTACTGATCGACACCAGCATCGTCGGTGCCGGCCTGTCGCAGTTCTTCAAGGTAGAGATGGACACCATCGCCTAAGCGCCCGAGTCCAAGCCCATCGGTTCGGTGGGCTTTGGCGCGTGCGCTGTGATATGGTTCTCATGTCCAAAGAGGGGGGAACCTGATGCGAAGTTTCGCCTTAATCCTTGCGGCGCTGCTGTTGTCGACTCAGGCCGGCGCTGCCACCATCTTCAAATGCGTCGACGAGGCCGGGAAGGTCACGTTTACGAAGAACGCCAATTGCCCCCGCAACAGCGGTCTTGAAGATGTCGTCCGCGCCCATAATGCCGCGCCGAGTGGTTCGAGCGCGCCCGTGCAGATGGCTACCCCAGCTGCGCCTTCCTATTCTTCGCAAATCCAACAGCGGGCGCCAAACAGAGGCGTTGCGGTGATTGGAGGAAGCGCACCGCAGAGAGGGTGCGACACCGGGCTTTCTGATCGTGATCTGCGGACTGCCAAGGTGCGGGGAGAGGTTGTCCCTGGCATGTCGCGAAAGGATGTGGAAAGCATGTATGGAGAGGTGAACCGAAATGGAAGCGCTAGAGGCGCTGGCGGTTCGACCTACTGGAACGACAAATACGTCGACATGACGCATGTCAGCTATGACGCTGGCGGATGTGTCAGGTCAACCTATCAGTCTGGCCATAAAAACTAGACGCAAAACGATTAACGGAACCCGCTCCGGCGGGTTTTTTATTGCCCGGAGTTTGGCATGAGCGAGTTGCAAATCCTGTTTCCTGAGCCGGTCACCGTCGAGGTGATGGGGCGCAACGTGCAGATCCTGCCGGTGAAGCTGCGTCACTTCGAACGCTACGGTAAGTCGGCCGGCGCCCTGGTTGAGCTGTTCAGCCAGGCCAGCGTGCAGCAGATCAACCGCTATGCCGCCACGCACAGCCGCGAGCTGCGCCAGGTGCTGCTCGCTACGACCAGCCTCAAGCGCTGGCAGCTGTGGTTCCTGCCGGCAACCGTCTCCGTCCAGCTGTTCGTTGAGGTGGTGCGGGTCAATTCCAGTTTTTTCGGCGAAGCCCTGCCGGCAATGGTCAGGGCGCTGAATGGAGCGCCGTCGTCCAACGGCTGATCGCGGCAGGCCACGCGCTGGCCGATGTGCAGGACTACAGCCTGCCGCAGATCGAGGCATTCCTCGCGGCTATCGACAAAGAGGACCGCGCTGCGAACCGGGTCGCGCTCATCGCCGCGCGAGCGGCCAATGCAAAGCCTGAAGACTTCAAACGCTTACTCAAGGACTTCGCCTGATGGCTACCGTAAAGACTCAGCTGGTCATCGACGGCAAGAACAATTCGAAGAAGGCGTTCGATGAAGTAAACAGCCAGCTCAACAGCATGAACAAGCAGCTGGCCACAGCTGGCAAGGCGCTCATTGGCGTCTTTTCCGTGTCCGCGCTGACCGGCGCCGTGCGCGGTATTGCCAATGCGGCCGATAGTTACAACCTGATGAACGCTCGCCTGAAGCTGGCGACCGAATCGCAGGAGGAGTTCAACACCGCACAGACTGAGCTTCGCCGGATCGCCGCATCAACTCAGGCCCCGCTGGAGTCTCTGGCGACGCTGTACCAGCGCATCAGTCGGCCGCTGAGAGAGGCGGGCCGCAGCCAGAAAGACATTCTGGCGGTAACCGAGGCTGTCGCCACATCGTTCCGCGTCTCCGGCGCAAGTGCTCAAGAGGCCGAAAACGGCGTGATTCAGTTTGCCCAGGCGCTGGGTGCCGGAGCGCTGCGCGGTGACGAGTTCAACTCGGTCGCAGAGCAGGCGCCGCGGCTCATGCAGGCTCTTGCGGACTCGCTGAACGTGCCGATCGGATTGCTGAAGGAGATGGCCGCGCAGGGCTTGTTGACCGCTGACGTTGTGACTTCCGCCCTGGTTGAGCAGCTAGAAGTGTTGCGCACCGAGGCAGAATCGCTTCCCGATACAGTCGGTGGAGCAATGACAGCTTTGTCTGATCGCTGGAATGAAGCGATCGGCCAGGCCAACGTGCAGCCGCTGATTGACGCGATTAACAGCCTCGGGGAGACGCTTGGCGATCCAGTAGTTGTCGATAACCTTGTCAAGCTGGCGTCGGCGCTTGCAACTCTTGCCGGCACAGCCGTAGAAGGCGCGTCCGAGTTCGTCGACTTAGGCAAGCGCATTGCGTTCGTGGCTGCCAATGCGTCCGGAATGGTAACCGAGCTGGACAAGGTTGATCAGCAGATCGCAGACCTCGATCGCAGCCTGCAAGGAAAAGGACTCAGCACAACAATTGATGGCTTGCTGTTCTCGCCCGAAGAGCTTCAGGCGAAGAAGGACGCGCTCGTTGCTTTCCGAGCTGCCATCGTCGAGCAGCAGAGCGGCCTCAATGCTGAACTGCAGTTCCTCTCTGATGTTGCAGCCGCTGCTGCACAAGCCGCCCGCGAGAAGGAGGTCAGCGAGCGCAACCAGTACATTGCGGAACTGAAGACTCAGCAAGACCGCATGATCAAAGCATCCGAGCAGGGTGTGAAAGCGCTGATCGCTGCCGAGAAGAAGGCCAACAGCGAGCTGGAAAAGGTCCGCAACGCTCGACTGGATATCGAGAAGCGCTACCAAGACGCTATTGCCGGCATGAACGCTGGCGGTGAGGCCTCATATGGCGCCGCTCAGGCGCTGAAGGTTGGGGCGCGTCAGGCGTTGCAGGCTGGTGACGTAGAAGGCGCGCAAGCGAAGGCGCAGGCCGCCCTGAAGATGCTGCAAGACTTGCAGGCGGCCGGCGCAAATACCTACGGGTTTGCCGGGTTCATTGGCGAGCTGCGCGACATCGAACTTGCCGCAAACGACATTGAGCAGAGCCGGGCAGAGCAGAAGATCGCTGACATCAAGCAGGAGATGATCAACCTCAAGTCTGCCGCTGCCGTACTCGAAGATATGCCGGTCAGCGTAAAGATGGACGACGCCGCGTTGGCGCAAGTTCAGGCCGCTCTGGACGCCCTGGCCAAGCGCGAAATCATCATCAAGGTCGGCGCGCAGTACGACTTCGAAAATGAGTACACGCTGCAGGACCCAGGCCCGGCGCCGCAGAAGTTCGCCACTGGCGGATATATCAGCGGCCCCGGCACCGGTACCAGCGACAGCATCCCGGCGCTGCTCTCCAATGGCGAATACGTCATCCGGGCAGCGGCGGTGCGCAAGCTGGGCAAGAACGCCCTGGACCTGCTCAACCGTGGCATTCCGATCCCGCGCTTTGCCGATGGCGGCATGGTAGGGGCGGTGTCCAGCATGCAGCCCGCAGGCCCGCAGAGCCTCGGCACGCTGGATATCAGCCTGGGCGGCGAGACTTTTCAGGTATTCACCAACGCCCCGCAGGCCGACCAGCTGCGCATTGCTGCGAAGAAGTTCGGCCGCACCCACCGGAGTTAACCATGCCACAACCTCAAATCATGCTCGGCGGCGTGCCGATCGTGCTGCACGCTGGCGCGCCGGTTTTGAGCGAGGAACCCATCGGCGGCGAAACGTCGCTGCGCATGAGCGACGGCGCGCTGGTAACCATGACGCACTGGGAACGCATGTCCGGCTCGATAAGCGGCAATGGCTGGATGCCGCCAGGGCTTCACGGCCTGGACTACACCCAGCCGCTTGAGCTGCGCTCGACAAAGGTGCAGAGCGTGACGGGCGCAGGCCTGACACACACGTTGCGCGGCACGCCACGGCCTGACGTTGCGCCGTGGGCTCAGGCGCTGGTCGGTGACGATTGGGTCAATACGGCCTGCAGTGTCACCGATGGCGTCGCTACCGTGACGGCAGTCGCCGGTGCCACGCTCTACCGCGTGTGCTGGATGCCCATCTACAGCGTGAAGGCCAAGCGGCCGTCAGAAACGCAGGATTCAGGATCCGCCAGCCATAGCTGGTCCATCACCTGGGAAGAAACCTAAATGCTCAACGCCTCGCCACTCAACGCCGTGCCGCTGAATGGCGTGACGGGCGCCGCTGTAGAGCCGGAGTACATCGTCCGCGGGCAGTCGTTCGTCTGGACGCTGCGGCTGATGGTGGGCGGGCTCAACCTCACGCCGATGCTCACCGGATCGGTCACCGTTGACCGGGAAGAGGGTGCGGCCGGCATCGCGGGCTTCGATCTGTTCATCGCGCCTGGCGTCGCCGTAGTGCCGCCCGACTGGAAGGGCCGGGCGGTGTCGATCGACTACATCAGCACGAGCCAGGGCGAAACGACCGAGGCGCGCAAGTTCACCGGGCAGATCAGCCGCGCCGACTGGAACCCGGTCAATCGCATCCTGAGCTGCGAGTGCTCCGACCAGCTGCAGCAGCGGGTCGAGGGCATGACGATTGCGGCTATCGATGCGCTGGTTGGAGGGCGCTGGTCGGAAGACCTCTTTGAGCCGGTCGAAGGGCGCAGCCATTGGGACTATGCCCGCGAGCGCATGAGCACCCGCACCGCCAGCCTGGACTGTTCCGCTTACGGCGATCTGCGCGTGACGAGCTGGTACGCCACGGCACCGCATTTCGTCTTTGGGCCGGGCACAACGCTCTACCAGCAGATCGACCTGCAGCAATCCGACCTTGAGGCGACGACCAATCGCGTCGAGATCGAATTCAGCTACCGCTATCAGCGCCTCTGGCAGCTGAACGAGGGCTACAGCTGGACTCACGTCAACGCGGGCGGTGGTCAGAGCGGGTTCTGTAACTGGCGCGTGTGGGCGACTGAGCTTCCTGACACGGACATGATCGCCAGCGCCGTGTCCGGAAGCGGCCAGCAGCTGCTCGGCGGCGTGGGCGGCTACAAGCTGCCGCTGTCCATGGCCAACCCGTGCGGCGACGGCCAGGGCTGGGTCAACACCTTCGACAACCTCTGGCTGTCGGCTTCGTTCACCGGCGCCAGGCGCTGGGTGCAGAGCGTAACCGAGAGCTACAAGCTGGTGCTGTCCACTGCTGCCGGCGAGTCAGAGCTGACTCGCATCGTTCAGCGCGCTGGCTACACCGTGTCGATCGAGCGCGATCAGGCAGAGAGCTGGGGCAGCGATCCGATCCGCGGTGGCGGAACTGGCAGTCAGGACCTCTCCGACGAAGGCCGGCGCAGCAATGCCATTGCAACCGCGCTGCGTATTGGCCAGGCAATGATCGTCGGCGCTCACCGGGAGACGACGCTCAGCTGGGATGTCCCGACCAGCATGGCGATGGGCATCGACCTGTGGCACACGCTTGAGATCGCCGACCAGGGTGTTCATGCGGTCGGCAAATGCCGGCGCATCGTCCACCAGTTCGATCTTGGCAGCGGTGAAGCGATCACCTCGTTGAGCATTGCGATCATGCGTGGCGGCGGCGTCAGTGACGCGCTGACTGTGCCGGCGCAGCCAGATACCAGCCTTCCGCCGTTCACGTCGTCGGCTCAATTGCTGCTGGGCACCCAGCTCGGTGGCCGCCAGGTTGACCCGTACACGGGATTCCCCATCGGTCCGTATGACGAAGACCGGCCAGGTTTCTCGGGCAACTATGACACGAACGACAACATGCCGGCCGAGTTCTACCCGCGCCGATTCGACATCAATGCCCGCGAAATCGGTGCCGAGTATCGCGACGAGCGCACGGCCTCGGCCGAAGCGTTCTATCGCGTCGGCATCCCCAACGATTTGCTGGAGCTATGACCATGACCAATGAGGAACGGCGCCGCGCCTCCGGTGCGGCCATGGAAGCGAGCCGCCGCGGAAGTGGTGCCGCGATGGAGGCAAGCCGGAGGGCTAGCGGGGCTGCCATGACCGCGCGCCGGACGGGTAAGAGCGTGGCCGACGACATCCAGTCCCTGGTTCAGCCGCCGCGGCAGGCCAAGCCACTTCCTCGCATCGATCCGGTCGGGCCGCTCCCAGCCCAGCGCGGGACTGGCAACTACCAAGCGCCATCCGGTGGCGGTGGGTCTGGTGGCGGGATTGCTGGACCCTTAGTTGAAACCCCAGGCACTCGGACCTACCACGAGAGCACTGTCGTTATTTCCAGCACAGACGGATCGACATTCATGGCTTTGAAGATGCCAGCCGTTGTCACAATGACTGACGCCAATGGCGTCGAGATCCCGTTCAGCTACGCGGCGAACGTCAATGGATAGCAACTACCCGCTGCTTGCGCAGCCACTCTGGTTCGGCACCCCGTGGCACGGAACCGTTTACCGCGATGGCAGCAACGCTACGCGCCTTCGCCCGAATGGGACGACCGGTGATAAGGACCGAGCATGGTCCAGAACGGTAACTAGAGATACTTCCCTATGGGACATCGGAAAACCTGACCCTGTTACGCCGGACGAGATATTGGCGCAGGCTGGCGCATTTCTTGGGCGCTCACTTGTAAGTCCGTCTCTCAATGCTTGGCGCCCGCTGCTGCTTGACGGGACGGTATGTCGAGTAAGGGTGCGTGAGGATTACGCATTAGGTTTCGTCGCGGAGGTTCGCGCCTACGATCCAGCTACGGGCGTGCTGAAGCCTGCGGTCATAGCTTCTACTGGCCGGTTCAGCATGGCCAGCATTGGCCAGGGCGCGGACCAGCCTTCTGTCTCAGAGTGGGTCCCGCCGGACATAATTCGTTCATACACTTGCATGGACGTTACATCCGACGGTCGCTCAATGCTCGTCGGGGTCACTCCATTCGTCAGCCAGCTGGAGTTCACGCCAGTGGCCGGCCTTGTTCGTCTTGATATCGGCGGCACTGCACAGGCCCCGACTCTATCAATCAGTTTGATTTCTAGCAGGGCAGACGCGCTGGGCGAGGCGTCGTGGAATAACGAATTTACTGCACAAAATCAGTCATGGGGGCGCGCTCCTGCCGTTAGCGAGGATAACGAGTGCGGAACATGGCGAACAACCAAGCACGCAGCGCTACACCCCGAATCGACCACCGCCCATCCCGGAATTAGCGCAAGAGGAATCTTTACGAGGACTGGGGCCTCAGTTACGACGCGCAGTTTCTCGGGGCGGATTTTGACGGCATGGCTGGATTCTGCGGGTCAGGTTGAGATTGTCCGATACAGCTTTACTGTCACATCAAGCTATACGGTTTCTGCAACGGATGAGTCTACGGGCTCTGAGGTGACTACCAGTTATTTCGTTCCCGACTCTTGCGTGCCGGACTACACGACCGTCGAAAACGACATGGTTATGTTGTTTAAGGTATCAACCGTTAGCGAAAGCTCAGGAACTCTAACTGTAGGTTCTAGTACTGCAGCGTTCACCTTCAGCGTCACCAATAATTTTACTTGGGACAACTTCACTTCTGAGCCGAAAACGAGAGAGCGGATAACAGAAGGCACGCTGGATGGGGTGTCAGGCTCAGAGCTTTTGAGCGGCATTGCTGACCTGGTATGGATGCCATCAAGCGGGCCGGTGGAGCCAACAGTTTTGCACAGATGGCGTGATGGAGTGCGCGAGCAAGGGCTTCCGTCCTGGTATGCGCTGCATCCAAGCCTCGCGGGCTGGAAAGCTGCCGCGCTGTCAAGGACCAGGGTGCAAAGCGGCGACGTTGCGGTTGACGTCAAGCTGTGGCCGGCAAGCACGCCGTCCGGCGTGATCGGGGGAACGATCACCTATCTGTTTCCTGTAGCAGAAGTCTTCACATCTGATAACAGACGGATCGCATCGAGTAATGGCGCATTCAACCCAATAAGCGGGGCCATTATGCGCGGCTCTCCCGGAGCAATTCTCGGCTGCGTCTAGGCCGACTAGGAGTAACCCTTGAACTATGTAAACAACTGGCTCCGGGATATCACCCTGGAGCAAGGCGCTACGTCGTGCCCGCTGGATTTGCCAGACGGCGAATATCGACTGACGCTGGCGGATGCCGCAGCTGGCGCCACGCGATGGGAGATCGTAGACGCGGTCGTCGCTGCGGGGTCGGCTACGCTCACTCGCGCTCGCGAGGGTACCGCCGATCAAGACTGGCCGACCGGGAGCGTCATCTACAGCAGCGTGACGGCGGGCTTCCTGGTGCAGTTGCAGCAGCAAATAGCCGATCTGCTGGCCCGCGTGGCCGCCCTGGAGGCCGGCGGCATACCCGATAACGCGCTAGTCGACGGTGCCGGCGAGGTGCTGGTGGATGGCGAGGGCGAGATTCTAACGGCAGGAGAAATAGCATGACCGTACAGCACGTTTACGAGGGCAGCGGCAGCCCCAAAGGGGTGGTAGTGGCGCCAGTTGGCAGCCACTACACCGACCTAGACACCGAGGAACCATGGCTCTGCGTCTGGTCAGACGGCACGAATTCGTCATGGATGCGCCTGGCGGACAACCCGGATGTGCCGGTTATCGGCTGGGCGTGGAACGTCGGTGCGCCGACAAACTTTGAGGGCATCGTGAGTGCCGGCGCCGTGCTGCAGTTCACCTCGCAGCCCGGCAGCGTCTGGGCGAACGTCGAGCTGACGGATGACCGCACCTACACCGCCGCCGCGCCCTGTTTCGTGCGCCTGCGCGTGGTGGGGGGTGGCGATGGCCTGGTCGCGATTATTACCCCGTTAAACGAGCACTTCCCGCCCGCGTAATTGTCATGCCCATCCTCAATCGGAGTAGCCAGCCATGCAGCCGGCCCGCCTAGACCTGCCCATCATCCCGGGCACCACGTATCGCGACACCGTGCGGCTGATGCAGCCGCGCCACGAGTACCGACCGATCACCGCCCTCGGTGGCTCGCCCTTGCGCCTCACCGTGGACCACGGGCTGCCGGGCAACTGGCTGGCCTGGGTCGAAGGCGTCAATGGCATGCAGGGCGTGAACCGCTCGACACGCGAGCGCCCGCACCGCGTCACCGTGGTAGACGCCGCCACCTTGGAGATCAACGCACTGTCTGCGTTCAGCCTCAACCCCGGCGACGGGCAACTGATCTACAAGCCACCGGTAGACCTGGCCGGCGCCACCGCCCGCATGCAGATTCGCGCAGGCGTCGGCGGTGCTCTGCTGCTCGAACTGAACACGGAAAACGGCGGCCTGGCCATCACTGGACCAGGCACGCTGACGCGCACCATGAGCGCAGCGCAAACGGCCGCGCTTACTTGGACCGATGGCGTGTACGACCTTGAAGTCGAGTACGCCGACGGCACCGTTCAGCGCTACCTGCAGGGAGCCGTCACCGTCAGTCGCGAGGTGACCGTATGAGCACCGTAGCGATCTGCGGTGACCCCAAGGTGCTGGTCATCGAGGCCGGCAGCGAATACGCCGTGGCGCTCGAGCCAGACGCAGAGACGGTCGTCGTCATGGCCGGCGAGCAGGGCCCGCCCGGCCCTCCTGGCAAGAATGCGCCCGGATCGGACGGGGCACCAATCATCAGCGAGGACCCGACCAACCAACTAACGCAGGGTGCCGACAACGGCCTCTTCGTGCCCCCGCATTCGTGGGAAATCAACCACTGGTAACAGGAGGCCTCAATGGCTGCAGTAAAGTTCTACAAAGTCGCGACGCTACCCGGCACGCTGGAAGCCAATTCCTTTTACTACGTCGAGAACGGCACCTTTGCCGAGAGCTATCTGACCAACAGTGCTGGCGTTGCGCGGGCCGTCGGCAATACGGCGATGATCAATGCTTTGATCGATCAGGCCCTCGCCAACTGGAGCGGCGCGAGCAGCACCGTTTCCATCGTGGCCGACATTGCAGCGCGCGATGCGCTCATTGCCACCCTCGAAGCAAACACCATGATCCTGGTTGTGGATGCCAGCGCTGATCCAACGGTCGGTGCTGGTTCGGCGTTGTATGCCTATGCGGCTGATATCGATACCACCTACAAGATCGCGGAGTATGAGTCCATGGATGTCGTGCTCCAGTGGAGCGACATCCAAGGCGGACCAACCTCCACCCCGGCACAGATCGACAACGCCGTCAGCCTGGCGCACAGCCACGCCAACAAATCAGTGCTCGATGAACTGACCGACGTCGACAACGAGCTGCACTATCGCGGCGCACGCGTCGGCGGCGGGGCGGAATGGGACACTACAAACTGGTGATCGCATGGCCACAGTCAAACATCACAAAGTAGTCGCCGCGCTGCCCGCTGAGCTGGAGTCGGATGCCATCTACTACGTGCGCACCGGGGCGGGATACGATCAGTACGTCACCAACGGCGCCGGGCTGATCGTGGCCTACCCACTGAATGCCCCTGGCGCCTATGGCTCGCGCATTAGCCTGGACGGCCCTACCAAGGTATTCATCACGCAGAGCGTGCTGATCGAGATCACCAATTTCGACGCATTCAGCAGCTACGTGGTGCAGGTATCCGCTGGCGCCGCTGAGATTTCTGGCAGCACGATCAACTTCACCGCCCCGGCCTCAGCTGGGTCGGTCACGCTGACTGTGTTCGCTGATGACTCCCGGCGCGATGTGCTCATCGACATCCTGCCAGAGCGCCCAGCGGCCCCGATCATTACCTCGCCGGCCCCTACCGGCGCCATGGGCAACCCCACTCTTTCGACGGGGCCGTTTGCGCTTATCGGGCCGAACGAGGACATCCACGCAGCGACCGACTGGGAAATCTGGACAGGCCCAGTGCGGACAGGGGAGCTCGTTTGGTCGTCGCCGGGTAATTCGATCAACAAACTGAGCATCACGCTCCCGCAGAACACACTTGCCGTAGCGACCGATTATCACGTGGCAGTCCGGCACATCGGCGAAACATTCGGTCCCGGTGAATGGGCGGAGCTGGCTTTCCGCACAGCCGACCAGTTCCTGCCGACCATTTTTGGCCAGCCGTTCGGGGGCGGGTTTTACGCCGGCAAGGTCCAGCAGGCTGACGGCGTGTACATTGTCATCGTCGCGCCAAAAGCGGCGGAGACGACGCTGCCCTGGAAGAACGCGAACACCGCGACCACTGGCACGTCCAGTCTCAATGACGGCCTGGCCAACTCCAATGCGATGAACAACACAACGCATGCGGCTGCCCAGTATTGCCGCGCGTATAACGGCGGCGGATTTAGTGATTGGTATCTGCCAGCGAAGGATGAACTTGAGGTTTGCTATCGAAACCTGAAGCCGGACGCTACGGCGAACAATACAAATAGCGGGGCGAATACAAACAGCGTACCCCCTTCCGGCAACTACACCGCAGGAAACCCCGCCCAGACATCTGCCGCAGCATTCAAGGCGGGCGGGGCTGAGGCGTTCACGGTGCCTACCTGGTACTGGACCTCGACTGAGTACTCCGCGACCTCCGCCTGGTTCCAGCGCTTCAGCGATGGCTACCAGAGCTACACCAGCAAGCCCAGTGCGGCCCTGGTGCGCCCCGTCCGCAGATTGAAAATTTAGCCTTTAACCCTTTAATGCCCGCGCTTGCGCGGGCTTGCCTGTAGCGTGCGCATGCCCAAATCGAAAAACCTTCCGATCTACCGTGTGAGTTACGAGCTGCTGAGCCTTGTAACGGACCTGATTCGCCACTTCGCGAGGGACTTTCGCCCGTCACTTGGTGCCCGGCTGCATAACGAGGCCGTGCTGCTGGTACTGCTGATCTATCGCGCCAACGCCGCCGAGGACAAGCTGCCGCATATCGGCAAGCTGCTGGAGACGCTGCAGGTGGTGGAGCTGATGCTGCAGCTATCCGCTGACCTCAAGCTGATCAGCCTGAAGCAATACGCCCGCTCCGCAGAGCTGACCGCCGATATCGGTAGGCAGGCTGGCGGATGGCAAAAGTTCGCCGCGAGCGGTAACGGCTCGCGCAAAAATCATGTCAGCAGGCTCAACGCGTCGCCCGCCGCTGGATTGCCACGGTGATCCTTCCCGCGCGATTTATCTGGTTGCGTCCCTGGGCCATGGCCCACGACATGCCCTTGCGAAACCACCGCACTATTGCGGCAGGTCTACGGGCAGTTTCCCGGCTGATCGGCGCATGCCTTCGGCAGGGCGACGTGAAGACGCAATTTCGACTGAGTACTCCGCGACCAACGCCTGGATCCAGCGCTTCAGCGATGGCAACCAGAACAACAACAACAAGACCAATGCGTACCTGGTGCGCCCCGTCCGCAGATAACACCGCAGGGGCCTGCTGACATGACTCCAACAATGGAAGAAATAGTGGTCGCCTACAGCGACTGCCGGAAAGGCAAGCGCAACACCGACAGCGCAATCGCTTTCGAGCTGCGGTTGGCGCGTAATCTGTACAAGCTGCGCGATGATCTTGGTTCCGGTCGGTACCGGATCGGCGCGAGCCGCTGTTTCGTGGTCACCAACCCGAAGCCTCGCGAGGTGTGGGCTGCTGCGTTCCGTGACCGAATCGTCCACCACATTATGTACAACCGGATCGCGCCGGCTTTCGAGGCCTCGTTCTCGGCGGCAAGCTGCGCCTGCATCCCGGGTCGTGGAACGCTGTACGGCGCCAAGCGGCTGGAGCGCCAGGTTCGCAGCGTTACGCAGAACTGGTCTCGCCGCGCCTACTACCTGAAGCTGGATCTCTCGAACTTCTTCGTGTCGATTCATCGGCCGACCCTGTTCGGGCTGCTCGAGCCGAAGCTGGGTAGCGGCTGGACCCGAAGCATTACCGAGCAGATCCTTTTTCACGATCCGCTTCCAGAGGTCGACGTGCGCAGCCCGCCTGAGCTGATGGCCCTGGTTCCTCGACACAAGAGCCTGTTCCACGCAGCAGAAGGATGCGGCCTACCAATCGGCAACCTGTCGTCGCAGTTCTTCGCCAACGTCTACCTGAACGCCCTGGACCAGTTCATCGGGCACCGAATCAAGCCGAAGGGCTACATCCGCTACGTCGACGACTTCATCCTGCTGCACGAAAGCACCGAGTGGCTGGCCGAGGCCAAGGGGCGCATTGAGGCGTTTCTGGACTCGCGCCTGCGGGCCGCAATCAACCCGACCAAGACCGTACTGCAGCCAATCGATCGCGGCGTCGATTTCGTCGGCCAGGTCGTAAAGCCGTGGCGGCGCGTCCTGCGGGGCCGGATGTTGCCGTCCGCCATCCGCCGGGTTGCCGCGGCTGGGGATCCGGACTCCAGACGCAGCAGCGCCAACAGCTACCTCGGCCTGATGCGCCAGTGCGGCGCCTTCCGAGAGCGAGCAGATATCGCACGCCTCATGCTGCGCCACGGGCACCCCGTTGACGCCAAGTTTACCCGCGCCTACGCGCACGCTGGAGACCTGTAAATGCGCTACTTGAATTTCACCTACGTCGATGCAGTGACGGGTCGCCCAGTCAGCGAGACCGCCGCGCGCAACGGCCCGAAAATGCCCGCGGTTGCCGGCTTGCAGTTCGGCTTCGCGCTTGAATCGCTGTACCCGGCCGCCGTGCCGTCGCTGTACGGAACGTGCGAGGACGGCGCCTCGCTGGATGTGCCTGGCGTGCTTGGCGAGCTGACGCTTGAGCAGTACGAGGCTGCTCGCGAGACCGAGATGGCCAGTCGCCTGACGCAAGCGAAGGTCGCGGCCATCGCAGCAAACAATGCGGCGTACGAGGCCGCCATCGCCCTGATGACGGCTGACTACCCGTCCTCCGAAATCGCCACCTGGGAGCGGCAGCGGGCCGAAGCATTGGCCTGGGAAGCGGACCCGGCAGCGCCGACGCCATGGATTGATCTGGCGGCCTCTGCCCGCGGCCTGGACCGCGATCAGTACCTGTCTCGGACGCTGGCCAAGGTGCAGGCTTTCGCGCGTGCTTCCGCGTGGCTGACAGGGCTGAGGCAGGGCGCAGACGACGCAATCCGCGCAGCCGATTCGGTCGCAGCGGTGCACGCCGTCGCCATCGATTACACCTTGCCGGAGAGCGCCGCATGACCATCCAGCTTGCATTGCGAAAGCACGACACACGCATCGCCGCCCGCGTCATCCAATGGTGGACCGGCTCGATTTACAGCCATTGCGAGCTGGTGATCGACGGCTGGTGCTACTCCAGCTCGGCGATGGATGGGGGGGTTCGCCACAAGCGCATCGACCTGGACCCGGACAAGTGGGACGTGGCGCCGCTGCCCTGGGCGGATGATCAGCGGGCGCTGGATTACTTTACCGCGACTGACCATCACCGCTACGGCTGGGCGGGCTTAGTACTGAGCCAGCTGCTCAACCTCAACCGCTCAATCGATAAAGCCCAGTTCTGCAGCCAGTGGTGCGCTGCGGCGCTGGGCCTGCCAAGCCCTGCGACGTACAGCCCGCGCACTCTGGTTGAGTTGTGCGCGCACCTCAATGCCTTCCCTGCCGCAGCATAGCCGCCCGCGCCCCGAGGGCGCTGCGACTGATCCCAGTGGACTAATACGGCCGTGAGTTGTCTTCGCAGAATCACCCAGTGCGGTAGAGGCTGGTTTTGCAGCGCCTACAATAGTGGATGTACCCGGTATCAAATACGCCCGATTCCGAGATCTGGTTGGAATTACACTTCCAGCAACAGATACCTCGGTTTCGGTTGCCCTTATGGGCTGCCAGGTATTCATCCACGCTCGGCAGTGCGTGCCAGCGTTTTTTTGCACGGGCGTCAGAGCGCATCAGGCTAATTACCTGGTACACCGGCAGCACAACGAACATGAAAATCGCCAAGCCAAATAGGAGCGTTATTACCGTCATAAGCGCTTTCCTTAAAAGGCGTCGCCTGCAGAGGCGCCCGTGCTGTTCAGCTCATGTAACCGATAGCGAAACGGAGGGTAGGGGGCCAGTGCTTGGTCAAGATGGCGCAGGCATGTCTCGATGGCAGCGGCTCGCGTGCAGTCGTCGCCTTCGGCCAGCACGTTGAGCGCATCGATGAGCTCGGCCGGTGTTGGCTCGCTCAATAGCATTCCATGCTGAACGGTGAGTGTTTGCCGCTTGTACACCAGCCTGACGGGGTCTCGGCCAACCAATGAGGCGCCGTCGGCCAGTAGTGCGTCAGATGAGGTCGCGGAAGGTGACTCAGGTTGACATCGATGAGGCGACAGGAACCGCAAAGATCTCGGTACAGTCTGAGCAAGGGCAGCAAGTCGAAGTT